TTACTCCCAATTCGCCTTATTCTTGTTTACTGCCTGATACACCAAGTCATTTCGGCGGGCCAGTAGCTCGTCAATGCGCCGGCGCTTCTCCTCTGCGTTCATGGTGCGGTCACGCTGGATCAGCTCAATTCTGTTGCGTACCACCCGCACCTGCTGCTGGGTGCGACTCAGACTGCTACGCGATTTCAAGATCCCGCCTTGCTCATCCAGCAGCTCATTTGCCCTGTCGGGCAACCCCTCGCTGCGGTACTGGTCAACGGTGCGCTTGAGCTGGTTCACCTCGTTGAGCATCTGGTAAAACTCCTCCATGTGCTGGGTGGACTTGGCCGGACCGGAGCCGCGGTATACGGCTTTCACCAGCGGGATTTCGTCTGCCCGCCAGCTTGCCGACTCGCCGGATCTGGCTGCCCGGATCAGACCATCGGCAGCGGACATCACATAGCTGCCCATGGTACCGGTATAGCCAATTACCAAGTGTTCAAGCTGCTTGGGTGAGAGACCAGACAGGTCACCAAGCTCGCGCATCAGCAAGCTGGTCTGCTCGTTGTAACGAGCCTCGGCTTTGACGGCCAGATCCTGCGGGTTATCAATGGGGCCACCACGGAAGCTGTCATAGTTGAAGGCCGCCTCCACCAGCGGCTTCACGATCTGCGGGGTCGGGTTGAGCGCGAAGGTATCGCCGATCGCCCGGGCCACTGCCTTGCCGAACTGAGCGCCAGTATCCTTGTCTCCCATGGCGCGCACCATGCGCTCCGGGATGGTGCCAAACATCACACCAATCTCGAACAGCTTGGGGATGCGGAAGTGCTGATCACCAACGAAGAAATGCCAGTTGGCGTCCTTATCCCAATCCGGCAGCTCTTCATATCGCTCATCATCCCAGTTGGCGGCCAGCAGGCCGAGCGACATGGCGGTGATCATGCCGGCACGCTTGGCAATTTCACGCGGATTGTCACGCAGTTCCCTGGTCAATTTACCCAGGCCCTGCAGGCGGGCGTTGAAGAATGGCAGTATCATGGCTGCACCCTGAATGGCGCGGGCCGCCCCCAGCATGGAGAAGTCCATCAAGTCCTTTGACTCGAAAGCAGCCTGCGCGTGGCTCTTGCCAGCCTTGATTGCCGCATCATAGACCGCCTCACGGTTGGCGTTCTCCAGCGTCTCGCCATAGCGGTTGTACTTCTCCCACACATTCGCGACCACGCCCTTGGCTTGAGCTGCATTGCGGATGATGCTCTTTTCGTAGCGGGCAATCTGCTCCGGCGTCATCCCCTTGCGGCGCAGCGACTTGCGCACGGTATCGGCCATGGCCGTCGGGTCGTTCCCGTTGACATAGCCGCCCAGGAAGCTGGCTCCGCTGAACATCACATCAATGGTGCTTCCATCCATCGCCAGGGTCTTCTTCACCCCCTTGATGGAGTCGATCACCGGCTTGAAGCCGTCCTTGCTGATCGCCCAACTGGAGAGCGAATCGCGCAGGAAGTTGCGCAGCATAAATTCCGGCGAGGCTGTCACCCCGGCCGTCAGCAGCCGCTTGGCTTTGGATGCCATATTGACCATTGAACCGAATGGCTGGCGGTCAAAGAAAGTCATGGCCCGGTAAAGGTCAGGATCCTCAACCCGGATCATGTAGTCCTCACCTTCCAGCTTGACGGTGATCAGGTCCTTGCCATTCTTGAGTGCGCGCCAGTCCATCATATTTGGCTTGGCTACCACCTCGATGAGGCCGGTATCCGCCAGATTCCAGACTGTCTTTTGCGCCGCCATGTTCTTCATCGAGGCGTCGATCAGCTTGCTGGTGCTGGTGAAGATGTTCTCGAGCAGGTCGTTGGTATTAGCCTCGCCGCCCTTGAGCTTCTTGATGCCGGCGTTCTGGTTGGCAATCCCCTTCGGTTTGAAGGGGGCGATCACATCGCCGTCTTCGGACTCACGGAAGAACGGGATGTACCACTCGCTTTCGAACTCGTCCCGCGCCTCCTTGGTAAACAGGCCAGCCTCCTGTGCCAGATCCAGGGTGGCGGCGTTGAGCCGGTTCCAGCGGGCCTTGGCATCAAGGAATTTTGCCTCCTTGCCCTTGCCCTGTTCCTTGAGAGCAGCAATGTCATTGGCATCGAGCAGATTTTCCCGCCCTTGCGCCATCAGCAGCTCAGCCCGGTGGCCAGCCATCCATCCCAGCCAGTTGTGCAGGTCGGTCCCCAGATCGGAGAAGATACCAAGCAGCGCGTCTTTCTCGCCGGTGCCAGCCTTGCGCTGGATCACCCCGTCCTTCCACTCCGGCAAGCCGTATAGCATGGTGGCCTGCATGGTGGAGGCCGCCCCGGTGGCCATCCGTGCCGCCACATAGCCAGAATCGGCAGCATCGGTGATGCCTGCGGCATCCTCGGCATACTTGATGGGGGCCAGGGCGTCGAGCACTTCGGTGTTGGCCTTCTTGATAAAACGGTCTACCCATGACTCGACCACGCCGCGGTCTACCTTGCGCATCTTGTCCAGGTTGATTTTGGTCTTGTCGATGATGTCTGGCTTGGGGCCCAGGTTGAGCTTTTCCATGGCCTTATCAGCGGTGGTGGCCGTCTGGCTCATCTTGATGCCGCCTTTCTTGGTTTGCGCCTGAGCATCTTCCTGGCTGAACTTCTTGCCACCGTCAGGTCCATTATCATCTGGGCCGCTGCGCTGCAGCTTCTTGCCCAGCCCCTCAATCATGGAGCGCGTCTCTGCTGCCGTGATGCCATCAGGAATAAAGCCGACCGCTCGCAGCGCCCGGGTGACCCAGGCCAAAACTCTATCCCAGCCGCGGCCCCAGGCCCCCTGTTCCAGTTCGGCCAGATGAGCTACCACCTCTTCTGCCTTGGTGCCGATATCCTCGTCGGCATAGTGGGTGTTCACCCAGTCCCACACCGATTTCATGCTGGGGTCTTTCTGCGACTGAATGAGCCGACTCATGAGCTTGGTGTACTCACCATCGCCAAGCACGTTGGCGAGGCCATAGTGGGCCAGCACCTCGTGGCGCAGGATCTCGCGCATCCGCTTGGGGTCTGAGATGGTGTCAGCCGCTACGTGCAGGGTTCCAGCGTCGTCGTCGAATGCCGCGCGCCGGATCAGCCCCTCCTTGGCATCTAACCCAAGCACGCCCTCAAGCTCACCCTGGGTGGCATGGATCTGCACCTTGATACCGCTTGCCCCCCGGTACTGCTTGAACCAGCCGCTGGATACAAGCTCAGCCTCTTTCCGGGTTAGGTGCTTGGCCGGCTTGTTGCCCTGGGCCATGGCCTGCTTAGAGAAGCTGACCGACTTCGCAGACCCACCAACGGCCTGGGCTGCGATCGGCGACTTCGTGTCCCCCTCCTTCACCCATCGTTTGAATTCTTCTACCGGCATGGCCTTGATGGCGCTCAGCCCCTTCCAACCCCGCTCATAGTTGGCAAGGTAGCCAGCCTTGGCCGCCTGTTCGTCGGCGAACCCCATCATCACCTTGTGCTCGTCAAACTTGCCGGTCTTGGGGTCGGCCTGGTCCACTACATAGACCGTTTTGCTCTCTGGCTTATCACCGATGAACACATCGACATGATCGCCGTCAGCCCCCATGGTGCGCTTGATGTAGCCATAGTCATGGGCCATGGTGGACTGCCACACCTTGCCATCCCGATCGGTACCGGAACGGGTTGAGCCCTTGGGGTTCTCAAGCGCGACATCCAGCCCCTGCAGCGTGAGGTGGCCCTTCTTGTAGTTGCCGGCCTCCTTCTGCGCCTCGGTAGGCTCAGGCGCCACCTCAGCGCGGGCCGCTTCGATCTGTTGCACAGGCTCACTGGCGGCTGGCGCCACATATTCGCGCACCTTGGCCGCCGATGACTTGGCCACTAACAGGCCTCCCTTGCCTGGGATCACCTTTACGCCGCTCTCCTTGGCCCACTGCTTGATGATTGGCCCTTCGCCTTTCAGGGTGATGGTGCCATCCGAGTTATCGATGGCTTCCGCCCACGGTGTTGGCGCAGCGGCAGGTGTCGGCGTCACTACCTCTGGTTGCACCACCTCAGATGTAGAAACCCCGGCATCAGTGGCCGGGGTTGTCAGTGTTTGGTCATTCTGCTGCTGTCCATCAGGTATAAATGCAGGCGAAAAGATATCTGCCCGATCTCCGGCTCCAGTTCCCTGGGTGACTCCGGTAATGGCTGGTTCAGCACCTGCTGCAGCTGGTTTGCCTGTGACAGGCTGATCACCTTGTCGTTCACTGCCGATTGCAGGTACTGGGGTAACTGGCTCATTGCTTACCTCTGCTTGCGGTTGGTTCGTGGGGATCACCTCGCGGTATCCGGTATCGATTGCTGGCGCGAGTTGGCTGATATCGCCGGCTGGTGCGGGCTGGGACGGAACTGTTTCAGCGGTTGTGCTTGCCGCTGACAGGTCAGAAGGTTGACTCGAGTCGGCCATGCCTGTGTCACCGAGCGGTGGGGGGCTGGGTTGCGTGGCTGTGGCCGCCTGTACCTGCTCCACTTCGGCGATCTCGGCCACACCAAAGCCGCCACCATTGAGCGGCACCGGCATCTCCTTGCCCTTGCGGCTGGCCATAGCGGCCTCTTTCTCGCTGGCAAACGGCTTGCCTCTGCGGGTGATGCGGAGAGTCTGGAGTTGGCCAACAATTGCATCCAGTGCCGGGAGCTCGGTTGACTGCGCCAATGGTGACTCCACCACATCTTCGGTGGGGGACGGCTGCTGCTCTGCCATCACGGGCTCGACGATAGCCTCATCCTGCTGAGGCGTGGCCTGCGAAAGAAGATCGTCAACGGCAGAGGCCGGGGATCCTGCAGGCACCTCCTGCGCCTGGTCATTCTCTGCCACGCCTTTGAAATGACTAGCGGTATCGTCGCGGCGCAAATAGGCCGGCACATCGCGCACCTCGTCGAACTGGCTGGCGCTGGGGCCAAGCGGGTTTTGCTCACCGATAGGCATCACCGGTTCAGCAACAGTATCGACAGCAGGGGCCAAACCCGGCTCTACCGGAGCGGAAACCGTATCAGCCGGCACTGGTTCACCCTGCTCAATGGGTGCTACCTCTTCCGCCAAGGCGGGGTCTACCTGGGCGCCTCCTTCTCTTTCTACCTGCGACTTGCCTCCGCGCAGGCCACCGACACCACCCAGCACGCCACCGGTCCCCATGCCAATCAAGCCACCTTCCAGCGCACTGGACACAACCCCTTTCATGGGGTCGATATCAGCGGCGGCCACCTCGTTGAGGGATTCGTTGACGGCGTATTGCTGCACCCCCTCCTCCAGGGTTTCGCTGATACCCTCACCTGCCGCCCCCTTGGCAGCACCTTTCAGCACTCCACCAGTTGCGGCTTTGCCAGCCAGCATCTTGAACAGCATGGCGTCGCCCATCATGGAGCCCATGGCGGCGGCCCCCCACACCTTAGCGTCGCTCATGGTAGCCCGGCTGGCCATATTGGCCGTCTCCTCCCGGGCCAGCCCCAGCTTCTCATCATCGGAGAGGTGCTGTGTCTGCTGATCCTGGTCGATTCGCGTGAATGACTGGCGGAAGGTGTCACTGGCAGCCAGCTCATCAAAGCTCATTCCCAGCACGGTGTCACGGGTGTTCACCCCAGCGCTGCCAACCGACCCAGTCGCCCCCGTTGTCACGGCAGCACCGGTGGCGATTTTGGAAACGGCCTTGGCGGCAACCGCTTCGGCTACCTCCTGGGTCGCGCCACGCTTTACCATGGAGGCGGTGACGGCGCGGCCAATAGAGGCTTTGGCAGCCACACCTGTGACGCCGCCAGCCATCAAGGTCGGCAGTATGGAGCCGACGCCCTGTGCCATTTTCATGGCCCAGACATCGATATCCCCCGCACCATCCCCCAGGGTCAAACGACCTTCCGGCGTTTCATCAATCAGCCTGCGCCCCATGGCCTCCTTGGCATCCGCGCTCATCCCCTCGGTCAGTGACTCAGCCCCTGATGTGGCCAGGTCGCCGGCGCCGGCCACCATATCCAGTACGGGGCTCAGCTTGTTGGCCATCTTGGCGCGGGCCTGCTCCAGATAATCCTCCCCCTGCTTGCCAGCGTTCTCCTTGCCGAAGTTGCTGGCCTGCCGTGCCAACTCGCCAATGCCGCCTACCAGGTCCAGTGCGCCCGCCCCCACCCCGCGCGCCACATCGCCCAGACCAACATCAAGGTCGCGCTTGGTGGTAGATTGGCCGGCTTGTGCTGGGGCAGCAGTGGCAGCTGACAGGCTGCTATCGAGATTGCTCCAGAATGGATCGGTGCGAGTGTCAGATGATTGCGGCTTTGGCAGGGCGTCACGCAGTCCAGGCTTGTCCATGGTGTCCTCGGGTTTCTGGCAAAAGAAAAGCCCCGACCGGCGAACCGATCAGGGCTTTATTGGATGGGGTGGCCAGCATGCAGACTGACCGACTATGGGGAGATGCTAACGCTGGGGTGGTTGAAAGGCAACTAGCGGCGGGCCTGTGCCAGGCTCATAGCCTGATAGGCATTGACCTGTGTATCGCGCAGCCGGTTGGCGGTCACAGTCGCCTGCTCCGCCTTCTTCTGCCCTGCAGCCTGTTGGCGCCACAGCTCGAATGCGGTGTTCATCCTGGTGGGGTTCTCCAGTAGCCCGTTCAGCTTGCCATGTTGGTTCGCTTCCTTGATGAACTGCAGGCGCTCTGGATCTCCACCAGTCCACGCCTTGATTGGGGCATCCTGCTTTGGCTCATCCGTTTTGCTGGTCAAGCCGTAGGTGTCCGCAAGCGCCGCCTTGCTCTGCTCCAGCTGGGCGTCCTGCGCATCCAGCTGCAGGTCTTTATCCTCTGCGTTGCTGGCAGAGATGCGCGCCCTGTTCTGGCCGTGCTGCTTCTCCAGCTCGGTGACGGCTTTCTTGTAGCCACCCTGGTCAGGCCCAGCCGTCAGGCCGAGAGAGGTGCGCAGCTGATCTGCATTGCCAATCATGTGCTTGGCCAGGGCCGCCCGCTGGTACGCCGGCTTAAGGAAGTCGTTGATGGGGATGACCTTGGGGTGATCGTCCGGCGCTGCAGTGCGGTTGTTGGTCACTGGCCGCACCGCTTTGCTACCGTCGTCATAAGTGACCTCCACCCCCAGCACTACGCCGCGCCCGTCCGGGGTGATCATGATGTTGTTCAGCTGCTTGCCGGTGATGGTCTTGCCGCTCTCCGGGTCAATGTCACCAACCCCTTTGCTGACCTCATCCTGATAGAGGGTGCCGGCCGCTTTGATGAACTGCGGGTTATTGACTGCGGCATGCCCCTCGGGCGTGGTTGGATCGAGCTTACCCTCCTGGGCCTGGCGCACCAAGTTACCGGCATAAGTGACAAAAGTCTTGCCGGCGTCGGCATAATCCTGCTGCAGATAGCGCTCCGGATTGAAGGAGCCAGCCCGCGGATCTCGCACAACCCCCCAGAATTTCTCACCCGGGTCTTTGCCCTCGGCCACCGCCTGCCAACCAGACTGGATGATCGGCAGGTTCTCCTGCTGGAACAGTTGTTTGTTGCGCTGCTCTTTCTGCCACTCATACTCCTGCTGTTGGCGAGTATCCTGCGCCGCAGCGCGACGTTCCGCAGCACTGGCGCGCGCCTCTGACGATTTTACCTGCCTCTCTGTCAGAGCGAACTGTCGGTCATAGCGGGCATCAGCCAGCTTATCGCGACCCATGCTGTACTCCCGTTCACCCTGGTATCGCTCGTCTGCCACCTTCTGCCGATCCTGCTCGTTCTGCCACATGGCATCCCGCAGGCTCATGGCCTTGTCCATCCGCTCATCTTCTTTCTGGCCACGCTGATAGCGGTCCATGGTGTTGAAGCCGGCCAGAAACCCTTCTGCCAATCCCGATACGCTCATCATGCCCCCTTAAAATAAGCTGCTTGCCAGAAAACCAACGCCCGCCCCAATGAGAGCGCCGACGGGACCACCAACCGAACCATAGGATGCGCCGATCATGGCGCCAGTGGCGGCGCCGGCACCTGCAGCAGACATCTTGGCCTGCTTCTCCTGCGTCTTGAGTTGCTTGTTCCCCATCTCAATTTCATTCTCACGGTTGGCCGCATCACGTAGCCCGGCCATGCCCTGCTGGCGCGTTTGAGCGCCGATATCCAGAATTCCGTAACCCATCAGACCTTACCCCCTGTCTTGATTGCTTCACGCAGCCCAGCATCTGCCCCTGTCAGAATGCCCATCTGGCGTGATTGCTCTTGCTCACGAAGGCCGTTCTCAGTGCCTGCAGTCATCAAGGCCATGCGCAGACCCTGGCTGTTGTCATTGGCGCCCTGGCTTGGGCTAACCCCCATCCTGGCCATTCGGTTGTCAGTTGCTTGCTTGGCGGCTGCCAGCGAGTTCTGGTTGTTCTGGTCTACCCGGCCAAGCTGATCCCGCAGCAATTGGCCATTGGTGGCCAACTCCATCAGCTCCTTCTGCTTGGGGTAGAAACGAGTCTTCCAGTCCTGGTAGCTATCGCGCGTGATCTGGGCAAATTTGTCTGCGGCATATCCCATGGCTAACCCCTTAATAACCTTTGTTTTGCAACACTGATGCAGTAGGGCTGATCTTCTTGCTTTCCACTGCCGCCGGGGCCTTCAACTGGCCAAGGCCATATGCCGTGCCTGCTCCGGCCACCGCACCCACCAACCCCGCAGTCGCCTGCTTGCTCTGAAACGATGTCTGAGCATCACTGGCAGCCTTACGCAAGCTGGTGTTGGCCACATCCCCCATCCCAGCAAGTGCCTCCGCTTTCTGGCCGGCGCCAATACTGACCACATCCTTGAGCCCTGCCACATAACGGTCTTGCTGGCTGGACTGTGCTCGGCTGGTCGTATCGGTCTGGCTCAGAGCCTGATCCGTCTCCAAATTGGACATGGCCGATTGGTACTTGCCGCTGGTTGGGTCCACGCCGCCAGCAGCCAGGGAGTCAGCCAACCCTGAGCGCGCCTCACCAAAGGATTGAGCGGTTCCCAGCGCAGCGGTGCCGGCAAGCTTGTCATATTCGCGCTCGCTGTTGAGGTCATCCACCTTGTCCATGAAGACGTCTTCATACTGCTGCAGGTCACTCTTGTAGATATTCCACTGCTCTGTGGCCACATCAGCCGCTGCCTTCTGTGCCTCGGTTTCCTTGATTTCGTTTGAACCGCCCTTTCCCATCCCCTCACCTCACAAGTTGATCTGAAATACAAACAGGCCGTCAGCATCATCTGGCTGACGCACCCACCCCATTCTTGGTGCGACCTTGAGCCACCCCTTACGGGCCGAATGGAAGCGGAGCCAGCGGGCGCCAATCAGCCGAGCAAGCCTCTTCACTTCCGGCAGGTGGCGCTCAGGCGCCCCACCATCCCCCCATCCAACCCACACCAGGATCCCGGTAATGCCTTGCTCCACCACCGGTTTCAGCACAAAGCCATCAGTGCCGCGCACAAACAAAAACGCCATCCGATTTTGGATGGCGTCATGCAGTTCGGCGGATAGGGTCGGGTTGCTGGTGTCCATGGCAATGCGCGAGATTGGACTAAACATCAGAAAAGGCTCATCAGCCATACGCTGCCACTTTCGACGTACTGCTCGGAGATGCTACTCACGTTGCCGTAAGGGACAATCTCGAACGAAATTGTAGCGTTCACGTTTGCAGGTATTACAAATGCCTCCTGCAGGGTCACTCGCATTGGAATGCGGTTAATACCGGTTGGATAGTTGGATTGGTACAGCGCTCGCCCTTGCTCAACTCCATTCATCTTGCAAATCAGGTAGATACCAATTAAACCGGATCCAGAAATGACCGCGTTTCCTGCAATGGGCTTTACGCACACCATGTTGCGGGCACGTTTGTATGCCACAACGCTGAAGTTTCCAGATGGCTTAATCAGGGCGGTCACATCCCCCACGATACGGTCTGCGTCCAACGTACCACTGATTGTGCAGTTTTCGTTGATAGTGACATTGTTCAGCACGCCATTATTGGCGTTCACGGTGCCGGTAAATGTGCCATTCGACGCATACAGGCGATCGGTATAGATCGAGCCATCTGCGTAGATGATCGTGTGCCAACCCCATCCCCAGCCGCCATATGGCCCCCCCTTGCCAAAGCCAGCCGCCCCGCCAGCCATGAAGGCATTGCCCATGTCGATCTGACCGCCATTGATCAGCGGAGAGCTGATACTCACCCCGGCTTTGATGTAGTCGGCGGTGATTTTCTCCGAGGTCAGGATCTGAATGGTAGCCTTGCGGATAATGGCCTCGGCAATGACCGCCTGCCCGTTGTCGATGGCGAATAGTGGCGCCATCGGTGTAGAGCTGTTGGGGTCGAACACAAAAACCTGGCTGGCGGAGAGGGCAACTTGGCTAGTACCATCTGACTTGGCAATCAGGCCGATCCCAGCAGTGATCTGACCCGCACTGGCTTTGGCGGTCCACATCGCCTGCGCACCGTTTTGCAGGTCAGCAATCGCCTTGCTCTGCTGTTGGACCGCTGCTGCGTTTGCTGCAATGCGCGGGTCATCGGTAGCCACCCACGCAGTCCCGCTGTAACGGTAAGGCCGGTTGTTATTGGCAGTGTCAAACCACAGGTCACCCGTACCCATGCCAGTGCCTGGTGCAGTGGCTTGGAAGAATGTCTTGTTCTTGCTGCCGGCTACAGCGGAAACCGTGTTGATCTGACTAGCAAGAGACTGCACAGCGTTGGCGCGGGCCTCTGACTCCGCAGTGATCTGGCCTTCCAGCCGATTATCACCATCCTGATAATTAGCCGTAACCTGCTGGATCTGGTTTGCCAGCGACTCTACGGCATCAGCCCGGGTTGTCGCCTCCTCGTTGATGCGCCCGGATAGCGCAGCATCAGCCGTCTCCATGGCGGACTGCTGCTGGCTCAATTTCTCGGTCATGACTGAGTTTGCGTCAGCGTTGGCCTTGGCCACCTCGGCAATAGAGGCAGACAGCGACTGGTCAACCCCCTCTATCTGCGCCTCAAGCACCGATGTCTTTTGTGCCAGCGCATCAACTGCCGTGCTGCGCACCAGCCGCTCCTCGGTGACCTGACTGTGCAGGTCGGCACTATCCGCCTTGTAATCTGCGGTGAGCTGCGTCACATCTCTTGCCAACGCCTCATGGGTATTGGCCAGAGTTTGCTGCTGAGTGATGACCTTGCCGAGCGCCTTTCGGTTCTCCCGGTCACGCTCATCGCTTGCCAGCGCCCCCTCGACATCCGTTTTGCCGCCAAGGTCGATGGATGACTCCATGTTGTCCTGACGCTGTGCCAGCGCCTGGGCGGTATCAACAACCACCTTTTCCAGGCTGGAGATACTGGCCGCGTTGGTGGCATCCCCCTCCTTTACGCTGGCGTCAAGCGTAGTCATTCGCTGGGCCAGTGCGCCGTCACCATCTGCCCGCGCCTGCTCCTCTTGAGCTGCGCGAGCTTTCAGGTCGCCAAGTTCGCCATCCACGCTGGCGGTCAACTCGTCCACTCTGCGCGACATGGCATCAATAGCCGTCGTTCTTGCCTCGGATTCGCTGGCAATCCCAGCGCTCAGGGCATTGTCTGCATCGGTCAGCTCAGCATGCATCTGGTCTTGGCGCAGCGCCAGCGCGCTGTCAGCGTCGGTCGATACCTGCTCCAGCGCCTTGATGGCTGCCGCTGTTTCACCAAGCGCCACGCTCGTCGAAGCACTCATATCATCAATGCGCTGGGCCAGTGCACTTCCCGCGTCGGCAAACACCTCCTCTACGCCAGTAATGCGAGCCTGGGTATCTGCATCCTTCCCCTCAAACTTGACGTCCATGTCGGTGATGCGTTTGGCTTGGGCGGCCTGCTCATTCACGATCACCTGCTGCTGCGTGCGAATGGCGCCAAAGGACTTCCGGTTTCCCCTGTCCCGCTCATCCCCTGCCAGGGCGGCATCAATTGCTGCCTGACCCGCGTCACCAGCCCCATCGGCCTTGTCCTTGGCCAGTTCGACTTCAGCTTTAATTTCATCGAATCGCCCGGCCGTTATCCCACCGTTCGACTCGATAACCTCCTCAAGCGCGCTGATCTTTCCTTCCGCTTCACCAGCCCTCACCTCCAGCCCACTGACACGCTGGGCCGTCACGCCGTCAGCCTCAGCCGTCACGCGCGCCAGTTCAGTGATCCTGGCATCAAGCACCTCATCACCGCTGTTGACGGTGGCCTGCAGCCCATCAATGCGCTGAGCCTGGCTCGATAGCTCATCGGTATGAACCGTCAGCTTGCTCTCAGCATTGGCCAGCCGTTCGCCCTGTTCGTCCACCTGCTGTTGAGTTGCCTTCTGTGCCAACTCGCCTTTGGTGGCATTCAACTCCTGACCGATCTGGGTGACCTTCTTCTGCTCGTCGGTAAACTCCCCCTTGGTCACTGTTTGGCTCAAGCTGGCATCGAGCCCATTGATGCGCTGCTCCGCCTCGGTGATGCGTTTCCCCTGGCCGTCCACTGTGACGTTGTCGGCTTTGCTGGCTATCTGACCAGACACAGCATCCAGGCCCTGGTGAACCTCTGTGATAGAGGTCCGCATCTCTTCACGGACAGCATTCACCGCGTCCATGGTGATGCTGCCATTCTCAGGGTCAACCTTGAATACCGCATCGCGGAAACTGTCAAAGTCACCCTTGTACTTGTCTATTTTGTTGTTCAGCCTGTCCTGAACCAGGCCAATGTCGATGCTGGCATTGCCAAGCTGCGCCTGGGCATCCTTGAGAAGATCTTCACTTTCCAGTTGCTTCTGGCTGAGTGATGCCAGGTCCCCCTCGATGCTTGGGATCTTGTTCTGGATGGTGCCGATAGACACATCGATTTCTTCCAGCCTGGGTCGGATCGCCTCCACATCAAGAGTTAACTGCGGGACCTGTTTGATAGGAGCAAGCAGCTCCTTGGTTAAGTGGCTCTCCTCAATCTTCCCTTGCAGCTCATCGAGAATGTCCTGCACATCGCGGCTAGTCTCCGCCATGACTCCGTTGGCGTTAAAGGGGCCGGCATCATCCTTGCCATTTACGAAACGCACCCAGTAGTAGAACTGTGCCCCCTTGCCAATGGCGTCAGAGAACACATTCGCCGAGGTGGTACCGACCAGCGTGGCTGTCGGTAGGCTATCAGTCTCGGCTCGCCATATCTCGGTATGAGCGTGGCCACGGTAGTTTGGGCTATCCCATTCAACCACCACGGTATGAAACGCCCCATTTGCCTGAACATTGACCGGAGCATGTGGCTTGTCATAAATGCCGGTCGGGAAAAGGTCCGGGTTCTTGCCTGGGTTGTAGGCGCCACCGGCCCCAGGGCGCAGAGTGGCCAAGCCAAGCTCTGTCAGTTCTCTCAGCGTTACCGCCTTGTCCAGCTTGTTGCCTCGCTGCCCGGTAAGCAGCTCCACGTTTTCGGCAGTCGCTGCCGGGTCCCGCCCGGCCCGGTATGCAGGTTTTGCCATTACATCAACTCCGCCATAGAACCCGCCAACGTGATCCGCCGCACAGTGGTGGTGCCAAACACCTCGATTTGCCACCACCGGCCACGCACTGGCGGAAGCCTGAAGGCGCTGGTCGTCAGGTTGCCAGGCGACAGCTCCATCACCTGCTGATTGTCTACAAACAACCGCACCCCGACCTTGCTGAGATCCGAGGCCAGGATCCTGCAGCACCCATAGGACGCGCCACCGACAACCATGAAGACCTTTGAACGCCAGACAAGCTGGCCATTTCCAGCCTCGCCGCCACGCCAGATATGCAGATCACGCCCCTTGGCTACAAACAGGCTATCGCTCTCCATGTCAGAGACGGCGGCATCCCAGCGATTGGTCAACTCGCGCAGGTCTCCCGACTTTGGATCAAAGATAAAGGCGTGGGTGTCTGTCAGGCCTACGTACTTGCCATCGTGATGCCAGGCACGCAGGGTTTCCGGCTTCATAGCCCGCCACTGCTTGCGAGTGATCACCTGCTCGGTCACCACTTGCCCACCGCTGGCGCCAATGCCTACCAGTCCATCCGGCGAGGCATAGAGCACCACCCCATCCATAGACACCATGGAGCTGGCGCTGATGCATGCCTGTGGCAGCTGGCTGAGCTTCTGGTTTGTCACCGAAGAAGAGCTCACCCCCTGCGCCAGGTAGGGATAACCCTTGGTGCCGATCACCAGCGCTGTATCGATAGCGGCGATCGCTACGATGTCGTGCTCTGTGGTCAGCCGGTACTTCTCCGGCCAGGCATAGGGCAGGTATGGCTCGCATAGGTAGAGAGAGTTGCCGGCAAACCCGGCACACATGCCGTTGGCCATCTGGCATAGGCCACGCAGATCTGCTGGGGGTGGGGCGTAATCGTAAGTCTCCAAGGCTGGACCAAGTTCACCATCAGCGCGGCTATCTACAAATGAAGCTTGCGCAATAGGCAGCTCAGCGACCTGCAGGTAATCAGCTAGGCCGCCACCGGAGACAGACCGGTAGATCCGGCGCTTGGTGATGTTGTTGTCCTGCGACTGCGGAGGGGATAACGCCAGCGTCACCGTTGACCCTGGGATGGGGATCGCCACCTTGCCGCTGGCAGGTCCTGGTGGCCCCTCCTCACCCATTGCGGTCACGTAGGTATCTACGTAGTAGCGGGTTTCATCATCGGTGATGTCGTCATCCTTGCCGCCTTCTGGCGGCGTGATAGCGCTAATCCCGACCGGAACGCCAGCCGCAGGAACCCCAAGCCGATACCAGGCTGTCGGCTTGTTGCTGCCGCCAGTGGCGATCTGAGCATGGGTCACCTTGGGGTATTCCCCATCGGTGTAGTAGACGCGCTGATACCCATCCTGGGCGATTGGAGAATGGATGGCCTCAACCACCTTGTTCCATGCGAACCAGTGATCGCCATAACGGAACAGGGTCTTTGGTGTGATTGGCAACATCACTCCGACGCTCACATCTTCCTCGAGGGGTGATATTACGCCGTGATCGAAATGGCAATCGCGGGCCACCACGGCCACTTCATCAGGCAACAGGTGAGGCTCCACGCGCGGCGTTACACCTCGCATGGTGACGATATCGATGGCTGACATGGGATTCTCGGCGGGCAGGAAACAAAAAGGCCCACTCAGAATAGAGCGGGCCATGATGGGTAAATCCTAACGCTGACAGCGCCAGGAGGCAAGGCTCACATACCAGCCGGATCTGAGGCCCAGACATATTGCGGAGTTTCGACAACCACGGTCACCGGCGCCAGCGCGGCGGCTATAGCGGGGTCTTGGGTTCGCACGTTGGCGTGATAGCCCGGTACCGGCTCGCGCACCGGTAGGCCCTCAACATCCACCACACCGGTGGGGCGGGTAACCATGCCGGGCGGCAACAGCTGCAGGGAGGCATTGGGGTGATAGAGGGTGCCTGCCTCAGGGTCTTTGATAAAGCCGGCAGCGATCAGCGCCTTGGTCATGGCGGCCTGAGTGGATGCCTTTAAGTTGAGATCGATAAAGTCTGTCATGCTGATGCCACCTTGAGTTGATCGGCTGTGAGGGGCTTCTTGGTCCAGATTTTCAGGTCTCGCAGATGGCCATAGAGCGGACGACCACCTGACCCATTGGACAAATTCCCAAGCGAAATGACAGACTTGCTGCTGTTTGAACCGGACGAACGGGTCTGCAACGCCAGTAATTTCCCATTTAGCGCAGCTGTTATTGCCCCATCAGCTGCGACCGAATAGGCCAAGTGATGACGCTGACCAAGCGGCGCATTAGCCCCATAAACCTCCTTCCCAGCATGGCGGATAATGACTGATGCGCCATCAGTTAAGATGGTGGAAAGATCGCTCAGCTCAAGCAGGCGGCCAGCGCCAGTATTCACAGAGTCAAACTCGACAGCGAGACTAAACCCGAGCTGGCTTTCTCCTAGATTGAGTGATTGAGGTAGGGTTGCCACATCTGCGGCCCGAGTTACCGCTGTACTGTTGGTTGGAATGCCTGAGCTAGCAAATGGCAACGCCTCAGTCAGCCATCCAAAAATCATCAAACTATTACCAACGTTTTGCGGCCCTTCTGAGATGTTTAGCGTTACAGCTGTTGCAGATAAAGATGTTCTGACTGTTACTTCAAATCTGCTCCAGCCGCCCAGAAGCTTCGTTGATTTCCAACGTAAAACGCCTGGGTCTGAAAAAATCAATGCGCCAGTTAAGCAATCGATCTCAACTCTTGCTGAACCGCCATCAATCCCGGTGGCCTCAAACCCCCATTTTACCGAGCATGAGAGCGGCGCCCCCTTTACTTTGTAGTAGATGCTAAAGGTGTATGTCGTTGCCGGCTGGACGGCTATTGATTTGTAGAGGTTGGTTGGTGCTTTCGCCACTATAGATACAACCTCACCAAACGCCCCGAACGGGTCAGCTTCTGCTGCTTCAATAACCTCGTCTGAGGTTGAACCAGACCAGTAACCTAAACCCGACCATTTATTTGAAATGTTTGTACTCTGCCCCTCAAGCAGCAGCCCCTCTTTCTCAAAGCGCGGCTCGTTGTTGGCGGCGGTTTTCAGCTGACCATCCTTGCCAATATAGGTCGCTGTAGTGCTGCGGGAGAATGTAAGCATCCGAGCGATCACATCATCCCCCACTTTGACCTCGCGGCCATAGCCGGTAAACAGTCGCAGCGAGTCGGTCAGAGGCGCCCACACATCCGGCAGGGGCAGGGCAGCAGCGGCCACCATCCCCGCCGTCCTGTCAGCCTCATCCTTTGAACGGTTCGCTTCGTCCCGGGATCGATCTGCCTCGACCTTGGAGCGGGCCGCCTGGCCTTCACCATCGCTTGTCACCCGCTTCCATGGGACCAACTTGTGGGTGGTGCCATCGGGGGCTGTAACAGTGATTTCGGCCGCATCGCTGGTAAACAGCTGCTGCACCATGTCGGATTGGCCCTGGTAGTAGGACAGCGAGGCATTTAGCTTGCGGGCAAACTCCGGGATAGAGTCAGAGAAGGTGGTGATCACCTCGTAGGCTTTGCCGGTACCGGTAACCCCACGAAACGCCTGCACCAAGAACAGCTCGGTGTTGGATACCACATAATCGACCTCATAGAGGTCAACCGTTGCCCCGGTGGTCATACAAAAAAGGTGGCCCTTGGCCACCCCGTTCTTGGCATCTGCGAAGATGGTTCCGGTGCCGGTCACCTTCTTGCTGCCGCTGGTGACAGCTACAGTGCCGTCACGCTTCCACAATCCTGCCATCTATGCGCCCCCTTACTGACCTGTCACCCGGTTAAAGCCGGCCTGCTGGCGGGCTTCCATATTGGCGTCAGCCTGGGTTTTCTCGCCCAGCTGCTGCAGGAATGCGTTGTAATGGCCGGCAGCACGGTTGCTGTTGGCGGCGTACTCGGCATCCTTGGAGAAACAGCGGTAGAGCATGAAGTCGATGATCGGGTTGATGTAGATATCATCCAGGTCGGCCAGCGCCGGCGTGCTGGCGTTCTCCACATCGGCCAGTTGCTTGGATTGCGGGGCGACCGAATAGATCACATCCACCTTTACCGCTTCGGCCGGGCCGGGATGCAGATAGAAGGTCTTGGGATCGCGATCTTCATAGCAGTAGTTATCAACGGATGCCGCTGTCTTGCCGGAGTGCCAATCTGGGTAGCTGTCATCCAACGCCTTGCGCGGCACGAAGCGAACCACCTTGCCGTTGGCATTGCGCAAGACTTCAATCAGGCGTAGGGCATCAGCTGGCAGCGCCTGCTTGGTACCGGCCGCGCAGATAAACTCGACGTTCTTGGTGTGAGCGTCAGGGCGAACCAGCACGATCGCCTTGGTGGCGTCGTTGTAGTAGTCCAGCAGCTCCTGTTTGGGCCAACGGGTAAAAGTGGGATCGACCAGCAGGGTGTTGACCCGCTTGATGATGGTTGCAATGGACACGGTAGCCATGGCGACTCCTTAGAAAAAGCTGTGTTTGCGGGGCGGGTTGTAGAACTCAACTTGAGTCGGTGCGCTGTGCTGTTTGCGGAACCGGCCGGCACGCCGCCACCCTTCAACAAACTCGGAACGATGGTAGTTGGCACGCTTTGGATCAGACCAGGGGCGGTCTGGCTGGGCGTAGAGCAGTGCGGCCACACCATGGGCGATGGCCTCGGCATGGTCGGTGTAGAGCTGTGCCGGTAGCTCCTTGGCGCCTTTTATCGGGGCGGCTACGTACCAGATCCGTACATCATTGAGGTCGGTCAGGATGCTCAACTCATTTGCGGATAAGGCGAAGTAGTCACACCCGGAGTTCAGTGGCACGCCATCAGCACCGGTGAGGTGCAGCACATTGCAGGAGGTGACCCCGTCCACATTGCACACTGCTTCCAGGCTACCGGCTGACGCCCTAGGAAGGAGGCGATCGAGAGTGATCAGCTCTGATTCTCGGCAGAAGGTGATCGCCGCTTCGGTTACGGCCTCCTCCAGCAGCATCTCGAGCGGGCCGGTGATATGCAGCCTGACGGTAGGCAGGAACTGCTCGCGGGGCACCATCTGCATGCTATTCCCCCTGCTCTGCCAGCTTGGCCTTCATGGCATCACGCACTCGCAGCCGGTAGTCACCCACCTTCTCTTGAGGGGCTTGCGGCTCAACCTGCAAGTCCTCCCCCTCCACCAGGGTCGCCAGCTGGGCGCTGGTCATCTTGGTGAGGTCGCGGTCGCCGACCACATAGCTTTGCTCTTCGGCCAGGCGGGCAGCTTCGGCAGCAAGGCGTTCCTGCTCATCGGCTTCTGCCTTTGCAATGGCCCCCTGTCGCTCCAGCTCATCAGCCAGCGCGTCATGGCGGATCCAGACAGTGGGAAACTCCAGCAACTGCATGGCGATGTGACTCTCCACATCAACAGCGGTGTGGCGCGGGAACACCAGGCGGCTGCCGGTGACGGTGTCTTTCTTGCTCGGCTTGTCGCCGATATAAACCACGGCAATTTTGTCGCTCACGGCAATATCTCCAATTCAGAAATGAAAAAGCCCGGCGCAGGGCCGGGCATGGCGTGACGGGCAGCCTTACAGGTTGCCGATCACCTCATAGTGCAGCTTGAGCTTGACGGTGCCCGTTGCCGCACCACCGCCGACGGTGAGGGTGATCTCCTGGTCAGGTACCGTCAGCAGGTCGTCAACCGGAATGTACTTGGCCACCGCCGTCACCGTGCCTTCGGCGTTGATGATGACGGTGTCGCCGATCTTGGCCGTGATGGTGGTACTCGCGCCCAGCGCAGTGCTGAACATCGTCACCCCCACCACTTTCAGGTTGGGCTCCACTTTGTCGCCAAACGCGACGACGTCGCCGGCCGGTACCGCAGCCAGCTTGGCCACCAGGGTCGGAGAGATGGAAAGGTTACCGAACGCACCGACAAACCAGCGGTACGCTTTGGCGATCAGGGTAGTTTTGGCCATGACATGGCTCCTTATTGGGTCTGATAAACAGGGAGGGGACGCTTACCCCCTCTGGCTTAGGACTTAGCGGCCGATGGGGCTCACTGCGGTATCCAGCACCATGCAGCCATGGTCTTGGATGTTGCCGTTGCGCTGCTTGAAGCGGATCTTCTGCAAACCGGACACCCAGTTGATGGAGAGCTCGGTCGCGTTGCCGTGGTCGGTTTTCTCTTCATGCATACCGAAGGAGCCACCCTGCTCGCCAGAGCCGAAGGCATTGGCCAGCGCCTGGCCACCCAGCAGCACGGCGCGATCGATGGTGGTACCAGCGATCTTGTCCACTTCCACCCCGGTTGCGGAGTTGGTCGCGCACACCTTGACGGAGCTGCCTTGGTTGAAGCGGATCGGCATGCCCTTGTATTGCTTGACCAGGATGCCGCGCCACATCGCACCTTCACCACGGAAGATAGGGTGATTCCAGCCCTTGGCGCGCTCTGCCACCGCGGCCAGCATGGCATTCCAGTCTTTGCCGGAGCTGGAGGTGTAGAAGTCGTGCCATTGGCGCGGGGTGACGTAGAGCACATAGAGCGGCTCGCCGCCGGAGGGATCTGCCACCATGCGGATCGGCTGGATGGGGTTGGCCATCTCGGACAGATAGAGCGCCATGTTGTCCACGCAGCCGAGGTTGAACCGGTCCGCGGCGTCGATGGCTTCGAAGGTGGTAGCATCCCCGCCGAAGAAGTGGCGCTCGTAGGTCGGCGCGGTCAGCGGGTTGATCATGATCTCCGAGAACTCGGGATCATCAGCCGGTGGCAGGATGATGTCGGTTGCCGAGTAATCGCCGCGAGCACCGGCCAGCTGGGCAAAGCCGCGCTGGTCAACCAGGCGGCCGTAGTAGCCATCCCCCAGCAGCACGCGAGCCGTCTTGATCAGGTCGTGCTTGGTACGCTTCTGGCTCATCTTGCCGCCAGCATCCACACCATGGCGGGTCTGGTTGATCTTGAGTGAGAAGTCGGCGAAGGACATGCTCTCCAGACGTCCAGCCAGCTTCTTGTCACCCATGGTCGGGCGGCCAGACAGTTGGTGGAACAGCTGCATATCTACTTCATCGCCCGCCCCTTTGCTGAGATCGGTGATGCGGACCACCGGAGCACCGGCACTGGTCTGCTTGCCGCCGTTGACTTTGGCACCCTTGGGGGCCTCTTCGGTCAGCATGTTCACCAGCGAGTGGGAACGGTTGGCCGTCGTAAACAGGGCCGCCTGCAAAATCTTGTTGGCTTGCGCCGAGGTGACTTGGGTCATGATCCTCTCCTACATGAAAACAAAAACCCCGACACAGTGGTCGGGGTTGGCTTGTATAGATGGGGTGTGGGTTAAAGCCCGGACTGTTCCAGCAGGGCGTCAATCTGGGCGTCGGTCATGTTGCCGAACTCCCCGACCAGCTCGGTCTGGGACATGGCGCTATAACGTTCAACACCGGTAGCCGGCGCGTGATGGGTTTGGCCCAAGGCTGATGGGCTGGACGGGATGTGGTCAGTAGGCTTTTCCGCTGCCTTGCTGGGTGCCTTAGCGGGAGGTGGCGCGGTGTCCACGGCATCGCCAAAGGCCAGTTTGGTACGGCGAGCAGCCTCTGCGAATCGCTCATCCAGCGACTTGGCTTGCCACGCGGGGTCAGCCTGGAGCTTTTCATCGACGATGATGGCGAAGTCAAAACGGTCCTGGTCCTTTTCACGCCAGCTCACCAGATCAGGTACCGCCTGCAGTGCGGCCTGCACCGGGGTGAGAGTGGGTTGAACCTGCTGCGGGACTGCTTGTGGCTCCAGCTTTTGGAGCTTGCGAGCAATGGCTGCGATGGACTTGCCGAGATCCGGGTAGTCCTGCGCCAGCTGCTCGAGCTCCTCCTGACTGATGTCGTCGGGGTCCACATCGGGGTTGATCCCGTGCTTCTCCATCAGCGCCTGCAGTTTGTCCCGTTCAGCCTGGGCCTGCTGAGATAACGCCAACTGCTCACGCAGCTGCTTGGCTTCATTGCGCGCCTGCTCCAGCACTTCATACGGGATTGTGTGTTGACCATTCTTGGCCAGGATCACCTTCTCAGGCTCCGTGGCCCCTTCACCGCCCTGCTCGGTGCTGGCTTGTTCGTGACCGGCTGCCACCTCGTCCGCCGACGGCGCGGGTTGCTCTACGTCCGTTTGCTTGGTGCCAGTGCCATTGTCCAGCTCGGCATCGGGCTCACGCTCGATCTCCTCCAGCATGGCTTCCAGTTCGTCCAGGCTTTCAGTCCCGGTCAGGTTGTCGATGTTCGTATCCATGGTTGTCCTCGTGGGTTTTCAGTGGGTGGTATCGCTGCCCAAGCGGGGGAAGGTTCTCTGAAAGAGCGCTCCCCGGCTGGGGCTGGGCGCAAACAAACCAGCTCGAGGCTGGTTATAAAAAAGCCCGCGGAAGGCGGGCGAAAAGGTATAAGCACGGGAGTCTGTAGACTCATATCGAATAATATAAGGCTCGCTACATTCAGCTCTACTGTCATTTCTACCAATGAAAAAGGCCCAATCTCGAGAGACTGGGCCATGATGGAGAAATCGTAACGCTGGGCGATCAGGAAAGCAACTATCAGAGCGCGATCGCGTCTATCTGCTGCTGAATGGTGTCCAACAGCTGAGCCTGCAGGGCTGCCTGTTCGGTTTGCATCACCTCCTGCTGGGCTGCCAGCTGCTCCATCTCCTGCAGCGTCTTGCCGGTCTGGGCCTGCTTGAGGGCGTCCTCGAAGCGGATGGAGTCGGTAAGCTTGGCGATGCGCTGGGCCTCTGCCTGCCACTTGGCGGCCTTGCCTTCCAACTCTGCCAGCTTGGCCTGCATCTCGCGCATTGCCAGCTCCTGCTGCATCTGGGCCTGCTGAGCCTGCAGCTCTGCTGCGGCACGCTCCTCGTCGTTCATTTCCTCCGGGTCTTTCTGGATGTTCAGGGCATTGCGGATCCGCTCCACAAACTCGGCCTTGCGCGGTACATCCATCAGCTCGACCAGCAGGTCAAAGCATGCTGCTGCGGCCTCTGGCGGCAACTGGGCCATAGCCTGGGTCATCCGTTCGGCCAGCTGCTGCTTGTAAGCGGCGGTTTGCTGGATCGGCGCCAGGGCGATATGAGCTCGCAGCCTGGTCACGTCGTTGGTCAGCTTGCCATCCTCTTGCTCCACGTTGAGGACCACCGCTTTGCGCCGGCGCGGATCGTCACGGTTCACCGTCACCTTGTAGTTGCGCTTGTTGGCCATATCCTCCAGCAGGTATGCCAGAGCCAGCTGCCCCACCTGCTGGCAGCCCATTCGGTAGTTGTCGTTGATCTCGGAGAGTGTCGTAGCGCCCTGCTCTACCAGGTTGCTGATCGCCACCCCTGACTGGCCGGTTGAGCCCTGCCCCAAGAAGGCCGCATAAACCCCCATGGTGTCCTGGATCAGTTTCACCGAGTCTTGCATCACCTGGAACTGCTGGGCCGCCACGTTGAAGTCCTGCTCAACCTTGAAGGCGTCACTCACGCTGGTCTTGTTGGCGCGGTCCGGGTTGAGCTCGATATAGCCATCCGGGCGCTCCACCTGCTCAAGCACCTGATCCCGGCTCATGTTCGTGGCGTCCTTGTCCATGATGACGCGCTTGGCCTGCAGCAGGAACGTCAGCTTGATTCGCCGCAGGTTCACCTCGTCTTGCGCCGGCATAGCCCGAGCAATCAGGCCGTATGGCTCGCCGGTGCGGTCTTTCCGGTACCCCCAGAACGGCACCAGCGGATACATGTTGTGGGGCGCAGTGCAGGGACGGTCAACCAGATGATGGGGGCCGACAAACCAGGTCTCCCGGATCACGGCCACCGGGCGGCGTTCAAGCCTGGCCCGGCCCATGGTGAGCGCGGCCAGATGCAACTGATTGGTCTTGTCGTACTCCAGCGCCCGGCCAGAATCGAGCATCAGCACCTGACGCATTGTGTAGGTGCGGTAATAGACCACCTGCAGCAACACCCGGTCCCGCTCTCGGCTGCACCACTCGACTTCCTTGCCGCTGAACTGGCTCCATTCGTCGTAAGCGCTGACCAGGTTGGGGTCGAGCCCCTCTACGGCGCTCAAGCTGACAACCCCTGCCCAGTCATTCACGCCCCACTCCAACGCCTGAGCCTTGCTCGGGAACATGGTCTTGGCCTCATCCAGATCGACCCAGCGGCGGCGCATCAGCCAGCGGCAGTCGCTCAGGTCCGGCTCTCGACTGTGCCAGTCCCAATAGACCTCATCACGATGGACGTTACTGAACTTGTAGCGCGGACCGAACGGGTCATCGCGCCGGCAGACCTCCACCCAGCCCATGCTGGTCTTTATCTGGCCGCCGTAGGCCTCGCCTCGGGCGCGGTCCAGTCCGCCCAGGCGGCACATGTCGGCGTATTCGGCATTGACGGCCTCGGCCAGCTGCTCGAGCTCATCGTCGTGGTCGTCGGCGATCACCATCAGATCGGTGCGGCTCTTGGCCTCCATCCCCAGCACGCCATCAATAGTCGGGGCGATGAGATTGTGGATGGTGATGGGCTGGCCCCGCTCCTTGAGCACCTTGACCACCTCAGGGGGCAGTTGGTCCCCGTCGTAGTAGGCGCAAGCCCGGTTCGCCATTGAGCGCCAGTCAGGCTGGCCGTTGATATCGCTCATCAATTTGAGCAGTCGCGGGGTATCGAGGCCACCTTTCTCAGGGGCCTTGGGTTGGGCGTTGATCATCAATTGGCCATCCAGTGCTTGGGTTTGCGGGAGGTTTCGGATTTGACGATGCGGGCCGGCATCCGGGCGCGCATCTCTTGGGCAATCATGTAGCTCATCAGCTGGTCGTCGTAGCAGCCGTCCTGGGCGTTCATGCTGCCGCTCTTGTCGTAGACGTAGGTGGTTGCCTCGTGAATGGTGCCTATCCAGCGGATCCCGGACTGCCCGGCACGCAGCAGGGCCTTGAGGCCATCAACCAGGATCGGCTTGGACTGCCTAGTAGTGAGCCAGCCGAGGCGCGGCGTCTCGTCGTCGCGGTCCCGGTCAATGTGCTCCTGGGTGTAAATGCGCCGGGTCGGGTAGATCTCACGGAGCTTGAGCAGCACGGCGTGACCGTGGTTGTTGCGCTCCGGGCCGATGTAGGCCGGGCCATGCTCTGCAGTGCCATAGAAGCGGCCGACGTGGGCCAGCAGTTGGGCAAACAACCCGGGATCCAGATGCCCGAACCAGTGGGCCACCTGCCGACCGTCGCTCTTGGCGGTCACGTCGAGGCTTGAACGGTCGCCGTGCTCCAGCCCTTCCGCCACGTCGGCACCAATGGCGTAGTCCTCGTCGGGATCTGGCAGCTCCCAGACCAGCAGCATGTTCTCGAGGGAGCGCTGGCCACGCTCGTCCAGCTTCTCAGGCTTGCGAGCCTTCTCCCGCCTGCCGGTCACCGGGTCGATGTCGTAGACGATTAGCGGGGCCATGCAATCGCCCTCTGCATCCATGGTATGGATGGGGTCGAACACCCGGCGCCCAGAGGTCAGGAAGGCCTCCAGCGGCGTGCTGGGGAACTCTTGCTTCATCTCGGCGCCCAGAGTGGACTCTTTCAGCACGTACCACTGCCGCTGCTCGTCGGTAATGGTGCAACCCATCGCCTTCTCGACCGCGGCGAAATACTCCGCCTGGGTCTTGCTCATCACCACGCCGGATGCCGGCACGTCGGCACGATACTTGGGGTCCTGCCACCAGGCGAAGAAGTGGAACTTCCAGTCGAGCTGGCTGAGCTCACCGGAGGCCCGGGCCAGCTCGAGGGACTTCATGCTCATGGCATGGAAGTCGCCGCCCACGCCTTCCGCTGTTGATTCGATGAAGGCCACGGCGCCCGGGTGGATTGCCTGCAGGGTACCGGTACGCACCTCCTTGGCCTTCTCGGGATACTTGGCACAAATCTTCCCGTGCTCGGAGACATGCAGGCGCTGGACGGTACCGGACCGGAACGAGGTGGCCACCTGGATGCTGGAGCCGTGCCGGAACAGAATGTGCCCGCCATTCGCCCCGCCGCGCCGGGTCACCACTTTGAACTGGGCCTTGAGCCAGCCCGGCAGGTTATCGAACGGGACTTCAATCTTGGTGCGATAGATCTCGCCGGCGGCCGTCAGGTCCTGGGCGATGATCCCGCATTTGATGTTCTTGTTGAACAGCGCCTCATCCAGCAGGTAGATGTCGATGGCCGTGGAGAACCCAAGCTGGCGCGCTTTGAGGATGATGTTCAGCCACCACATGGTCCGGAACAGCAGCTCCTGCGCTGGACGCAACCGGAAGCGCACCAGCTGGCCCTGCTCGTTCTCGATCATGTAGAGGTTGTTCATCCGCCACCATTTATCGCTGAGCTTCGAGCGGATGTAGGCAACCTGCTCCTGCTCAGTCATGGCGGAGATGTCGAGTTCGGTCATTGGGGAATCTCAGGCAATAAAAAACCCGCCGAAGCGGGAAATTCATAAGACTATAATTTATTTAAAAAAGTACGCCATCATTGACAACACAATCATTATTGATGGTAAGACACCATCACCAAAATGAGTATTAAATATCGACTGACTAAACCATGAATATCTATACCTTGCATTTATAACAGCAAAGGCAATAGGGTTTGAAAATAAATCAACCTGCATATTGCGCGTCATTCTTTGACCTGAAAAATCGACATCTATATGTGACAGTGTAATCTTCGAAAAGCCAACGTTGCTCAAAAGCATCGTATAGATAGGTTGTGCGGCAGCAGCGATCGCCAGCTCAGGATATCTTTTCACTTGAGCATCTTTAGCTTTTTTTTTGCACACGCTCAACCCAACGAGCCACATAACCATTGCATCTTGTTTTAGATATAGCCTCTTTTTCTAACTCGCTCCTAATACTCTTACTCACAAGTAAATGGCGCCACCAAAGATATACTGAAACCAACACCATTGAAAACTCTAAAACATATGGCTGTGAAAAATGAACCTTAATAACAACAGCTGACACCTCACCATCAATTCTCCCTCCTGCCAAAGCGTATATAGCAATCAGGCTAGATACAAAGAGACTATTTCTCCGATATAGACGCTCAACTTCATTACTATCTTCAATATCTTTTTTTATATTCCCAGTCATATTTAGCGCTCACCTGTCCAGTCACGGTTAATATATCACGACATCAGCCCCCCGGTCCCCATCCCCTGCAACTCATCAACCATCTCACGGACCGGAGTAGCCTCGCTGCCACCATCCTTCTCGAGCCGGTCGGCCTCGGCGGTCAGCTTGCGAGTTGCTGCTCTGATGCGGCGGGTGTCCTCCTCTATCTTTGGCACGTTAACGGCATCAACCATCAGGGCGCTCAGGGTGCGCTCGATGGACTCAATCCGCTGGATGTTGCGGTCGAGGGCCTGCTCTGCTTTCAGGATCTTGTCGTAGAGCGCTATCCGGTCGGTCATCTCGGTGGCCGTGACCAGGTCCTGCTGCAGACCCTTGAGCAGCTTGGTGACGGAGATAACGCGTGCCCGGGTGAACTCCAGCTCATCACGTAGTTGCAGCTCGCGGGCCTGGTCGAACAGCTCCTCTGCATCGAGGAACTTGGCATAACCGCCGTGGGTCTTGGCTATCTGCATGCCCGGCTTGATGTTGGCGGGCGGGTTCGGGTTGCCTTCATACTCGCCTCGGACGAAGCGGCCAGCACCATCCCGCCCTTTGTTTTTCGAGGTCTGGTCCGGCTCGGGCTGGGATTGTGGGGATGCGGAGGACCTTCCACCCCTTCGCTCTCCCCCTTTGGCCTTGGCCTCATTCCCTTTGGCTTGCGCACTTTGCGCAGACTGCGCAGTTTTGCGCACTTCGGAATGCGCAGATTGCGCAGCTACGCGAGATTTATCAGATTGCGCAGGGGATTGCCCCCGAGATTTCAAATAGCGACGCGCCGAGTTGTAGTTCAGGCCGCGGCTGTCGCACCAGTCTTTCGCACTGATGCCTGTCGCTTCATGCTCCTGCAGGAACTCTGCATTGAGCTGTGCCCAGTCGGTCTTTGCCATTTAGATAGATAGCTCACCTTCAACGATGATATCGCCGGGTACCGGCTTGTGGGCTGCAGCTACCATCACAGAAACACCGGAAGAAAGAACAACCACCGCCTCGGCCCCGTCGTAGTGCTCAACACGGGTGATAACCCTAGTCACATCGATACCGCTTTCCACTTCACTGCTCCAGTTCATCTGCATCACCTCCTCCCCTTCCCCAGAAAGACAAACCCCGCCGTTATGGGCGGGGTGTCATGGTTGCGATACGCAGGGAGTCATAGGCCCGCTCGCAGGCTAGTCCTGATACTCGAGCTCGGTCATACGCTGCTGCCAGCTCACCCGCTCTTTCGTCAGCCCGGCTGAGCAGGTCGGCGAGCACCACGGCAGGCTGTTCGGCTGCCGGGCTTCCTTGGGTAGTGCTGGAATGGCTGGCGCACTGACTTGCTCGGGCTGCCAGGCGGCGGGCTTGCTCGCGCAGCCGGCCAGACTCAACGCCAGCAGCAGCGGCATCAGCTTGTGCTTGGGCGATCTGTTCTTGTGCATGGTCTCTCACCTCATCGATTTCTGCCTGGCGGCGCTGTTCTTCCTCCCGGGCCTCCAGCTCCGCCTTGGTCCTGGCTGTGGCGAGGCGGGCAGCCTCTTCATTCCACTTCGCCTGCCAGGTCTTGCGCTCCCCCTCCTCCCCAGCAGCATGACCGGAGCGATAGAGCACCACTCCGCCGCCGGCCAGGGTAGCTATCACCAAGGCACCAGCCAGGAACGGCAGCACCTTGCTCTGCGGAGTCACTTCCATCACGCCCCCTTGCACTTCGCATTGAGGCGCAGCCGGTCTTTCCAGAGCCCGGGGCATACCCGGTTCCCTGGCGCCGAGCAGTCCTGGTTGCCGGCCCGCTTGAACAGCAGGATCGCCTCGCAAGCCCCGGGGTAGTCGCCCACGCTCAGGCGCTTCACGATGGTGGAGCGGCAGAAGGCGCCGGGGCCGATGTTGTGGGAGAGCTCGACATAGGCGTCGAACTCATACTGGTGGAGTGGTACCTGGATGCATGCCTTGAGGGCGTCCTCGAACACCCGCACCTCCCGAAGACTCCTGTTCACCGCGGCGACGGGCGTGATGGTGTCACCCATCTTGACCCCTTCGGTGCTCCCAAAGCCTATTGTGGGTAGCTTGGTGCCGTGTACCGGGTCAGGGTAAGCCGTCGGCTCAAACCCCTCCCGATTCAGGAGCCCTACAAAGCCCGCAGCACTCAGGCTGAGCGCGGCAATGGCAATGCGGACCTTGTTCATTTTGCACCTCCCTGTTGGCGACGCGGCTTGATGATGTTCGACCAGATAAACCAGATCATCTGAACCGCTATCCACATCAACGTGGCGGCCAGCACCCAGTCATTGAGCGAATACCCGGCCAGCGTCATGCCGGACACCACCACCGGCGGTGCGCTCTTTGCCACCCCAGCGGCAGCCGCAGCCGTCGCGAGATCTTCTTCTTTCCCCATGCATAGCCCCTCCAGAAACGACAAAGCCCGCACAAGGCGGGCCAGAAATGAAAAAGGCCAGGGTCACAAGGACTCTGGCCATCTTTGAACAATACTAACGCTGGGGCGGCGGGGATTCAACCAGAAGCAGGCTCCCTAGATATTTGGCCCCTTCGTTTTTTCCAGCGCTTCACCAAAAGCACGATGAGGCACATCGGTCCCAGTACCAGCAGGCAAACCAAGCTCACCATCAGTTTTGCAACTTTCCGATCGAACGAGCTCTTTATTGACGCGCTATAGACGACATGTTCATCCCCATGCCAGTAGTCAATGATTCGCTGGACAGCATACCGGCTATATGGGTACAGCATTCCTAGCACTAGAAATTCCACCACAATGATCAGCCAGTTAACCATTGGTACATCATTTGTTGGTGGTCGAATGATGGTCATTGCAACAGGGAATGCCACGAAGAGGCAAAGCGATACGATGAGCTGCCTTTTGAAAAACCAACTGGGCAGCAATAAAAGTGTTTTTTCTTCAGTCATTTCGGCTTCCGGCACCCCGGCATTGTTCATGAGGATAATATGGCTACTTCGCTGACATTTTCGCATCCCAGCGATTGAACATCCCGTTCAAAACGATGGCCATGCCCAAAGTGACCAAAAATCCAACGATACCCCACATATAAGAACCGACAGCAATGATGGCAAGCATCAGTAAAGCCACCACAATTTTCAGCAAGATCATGTTTTTCCTTACATATACATCAGAGTCGCACTATTTAAACACCATTTGGAACCTTGTTGCAAAACCATAGCATGAGGTTGTGACGCTACCTGCAAGACCAACATATCCAGAGCCAATCGCTCCACGGTGATCTTCATCATGGGTGCAGTTATACTGTATTTATATACAGCACAATAGAGTTCCAAACATGTACGCAGTTCCCGACCTTGACGCCCCGGCGTTGGAAATCCCCCTGTTCCTCTCCCCCGCAGCCTGTGGCTTCCCATCCCCCGCCCAGGACTACGTGGAGCAGACAATCGACCTGAACCAGCTCTGCATCGCACACCCGGCGGCAACCTACTTCGTTCGGGCGGCCGGTGACAGCATGGTGGATCACGGGATCCGTGATGGTGACCTTCTGATCGTGGACCGCAGCCGCAAGGCGCGCCATGGCAGCGTGGTGGTCGCTGCGGTCGATGGCGAATTCACGGTGAAGGAGCTGCAGCTTGAGCCATCGATAGCGCTACTGCCTGGCAACCGGGCATATCGGCCCATCCATTTCAGTGAGGGGCAGGAGCTGGAAATCTTCGGGGTGGTGACCGGTGTCGTGCGCCTGATGCCAACCCCATGAACAAACACTGCGCTGTTGCCCTGGTCGACGTGAACAACTTCTACGCCTCCTGCGAACGGCTGTTCCGGCCTGACTTGAAGGGACGGCCCATAGTGGTGCTCTCCAACAACGACGGCTGTGTGGTGGCCCGCTCAGCGGAGGCCAAGGCGCTCGGCATCAAGATGGGGACCCCCTACTTCCAAGTCCGCCAGTTCTTCGAGGCTATAGGCGGGGTTTGGTTCTCCAGCAACTACGCGCTCTACGGTGATATGAGCCAGCGGGTGATGAGCATTCTGGAGGGGATGGCCCCGGCGGTGGAGGTATACAGCATCGATGAAGCCTTCATCGAGCTCAGCGAGCGCTGGGCGGGCGATCTGGTGGCTTATGGCCGTCAAATCCGTGAGATAGTGCAGCAGTGGACCGGACTGACCGTGGGAGTCGGCATCGGCCCCACTAAGACGCTGGCCAAGCTCGCGAACTATGCAGCAAAGAAGTGGCCGGCTACCGGGGGCGTGGTGGATCTACGGGATGAAGGGCGGCGCGCCAGGCTGATGGCCATCACCCCGATCGAAGAGGTCTGGGGCATTGGCCGGCGGCTAACCGCCAAGCTGGAAGCCCAGGGGATCAAGATGGTGGCCGATCTGGTAGCCGCTGACCCCAGGGCACTGCGGCGCCGGTATGGCGTGGTGGTCGAACGCACGGTGCAGGAGCTGCGGGGGATCCCCTGCGCCGAGCTGGAGCAAGAAGCCCAAGCCAAGCAGCAGATCATCTGCTCGCGCAGCTTTGGGGAGCGCATCACCCAGATCGGCCCTATGCACCAAGCGCTGGCCGGCTACATGGAGCGGGCGGCCGAGAAGCTCCGGGGAGAAGGGATGTGCTGCCGTCATGTCACTCTGTTCATTCGCACCAGCCCATTCAGTGACAAGGCCCCCTACTACGGCAACCAAGTGAGCACCAAGCTGGCCATGCCGACAAATGACACCCGGGCGCTGCTGGCCCTGATCCCCCAACTACTCCTCCGCATCTGGCGTGATGAGCAACGTTATCAGAAGGGCGGCGTCATGCTGGCCGACTTTACCCCTGCCCACATGCAGCAGGGAGACATGTTCGCTGCGGAGCAGCAATCACCGCGCAGCGAGGCGTTGATGCAGGTCATCGACAAGATTAATCATGGTCGACTGGGCAAGGTCTACTTCGCGGCCCGCGGTCGGGACTCCAGAGAATGGATGATGAAACGAGAAAACCTTAGCCCCAGATATACAACAGCGCTTGGTGAGCTCCCTATTGTGAAATGAGGCAGATAGAGAAATCCTTATCCGAAAGCCTACGGATATAAGCCTCAATAATAGTTCTCTAATCAACCGCAAACAGTTTGAAACGCCTAGTTTTATGATATTTTACACAATTTAATCTTAAGATTAAATTATCCATCCCTTAGCTATGGAGGATAATTAATGAGATTGTTATTACCAGTTCTAGTTACATCCATCATGTTTGGCTGTGGTGGTGGCGGTGGCGATGATAACAAGCAATTAAATGACAAAGACACCAATACCACTACCGCCCAAAACACACAAAACAACGAACAATCCGACAACACAAATTTAAATGAAAATACACCTAGTGTTCCAACACCTGGAGCTTCTCTCGTACCGAACGGACATCATCCAGCTCCTTCTGAAACCAATAATGATAGCCAGCCACAACCTAGTACGCCTGTAGTGCCACAATCTAGTAATACAGATACCCAAGTTTCAGCTGGCACAGCCGAGAAAATAGATGCGGCATTTGATCTATTTGTATCTCCCAAAAATTATGAAGCTAATTCATACCTCAAGGCTTACGAAAGTATAGATTTCAAAAAAACTAAGATAAGCCTACAAGATACTGCTGATCTAGTACTGAAATGTTCATGGATGATCAAGGAACAAAAGGTAAGTGATTCATGTAACTACCAGCTTACTGGTGACGACCACCTACATCCAATAAAAATTACAGCTTATTTGCAGAACACAAAAGGCCAGAAAACAGAGTCATCCGACACAATTATCCAAAAAGCTTTTCCGGTTACTCACCGTAAAACACTATCTGGTGATGCAATGCTCATGACAGATGGGAGGATCATTAGTTGGAATGCTCCAAGTGGGTCAAATTTGAATGAAGCACGAACCAAACTACTACCAGCCGATGCTGTAGATAGCCGAAGATTTGTTTCCCTATCGGCAAATAAATCAGCGTTCGTTGCTCTAGATAAAGATGGGAAGATCGTAACATGGGGTAATCGTAAGCAAGGTGGAGATGCTCCTGATTTCGTCACCAGCAAGAAAATCAAACAGATTGCAGCATCTGATTATGCTTTCACGGCGCTGTCCGAGGATGGCAATGTATATCTCTGGGGCAATTTAAGCGAATTCAAACCAGGAGAAAAAATCGCTATATCAGGGCATGTGACTACACTATATGGTCTCAGTAAGGGATTCATAGCATTAACAGATGATGGCAATGCCTATGGCTTCGGTGTAGATATCCCTCTGACATCAAAGGCAGTTGGAAGTATTAAGAAAGCTATATCTACACAGGTATCTCATGGGAGTATCTATCATAAGTACAGCATGGCAGTCTTGAACAACACAGGGAATGTCTACGTATGGGGAAGCTATGCAGATAACCTTCCTGAGTTGGATAGTGTTGTAGACCTCACCTCAAACAATGAGGCCTATGCTGCACTGAAAAAAAATGGTGACGTAGTGGTATGGGGTGATCCTGCACATGGTGGTGAATTCAAATATAGTCTTCATAAAAGAGAATATATTAATGGCAGATTTACCAAAGATACAACCTGGACTGCAATTCAGCCCCCGAAGAATGTGACAAAGGTAGTTGCAAGCGATGGTGCATTTGCTGCCCTACAAAAAGATGGAAAAGCAGTCACCTGGGGAGAAGGCTTCTCTGGGGGCAATACGTACTCTGTAGAGCCCGACAATGAAATTCAAAATAAAACTATAACTGACATTCATGGTAATGAAGGTGGTTTTATTGGTATTGATAGCAACGGTAATATGACCACTTGGGGTTATTGGTGGATAACTGATGAAAATCTAGTTAATTATGATGCTGGAGAAAACCCAGATTGGCAGAGCAACCTATACAATGCTATTGGAAAAGGTGCATACAAAAACTTCACTTCAAATTCAGCATCATTTGCGTTCTCAATTAGTAACAAAAACACAAGTGAGTTCTTTGCTGTTGGCCGAAAAGAAATTGGAGGAAGAATATTAAGAGGGAACTTTAGAGATATTAAAGGTGAGGTAACAAAGATAATCCCACATGAATGTGGCTATTCTGCATTCAGTTCAACCGGCGATGTATATGGTTGGTTCGGATGTGACGATGACCCACTATACGATGGTACGCTCAACAAAGAATATGAAGCTAAACCATATGAAATTGTAAAGTAGAATTGCAATTCATATTGTCCAAAAAAGCCAAGGCAATGCCTTGGCTTTTTTACAAAACAATCGGTCAGCCAGCTCCGCGCGGCGAAGGCATAAACTTCGCCAACTTTGTCAGCTGCTGCTGAATCGGCTTCCACTTTGGATCTGGTGGCACCTTCTCTAACCTGGGGGCCGGCTCTTGGTGAATACAGAGTACCTTGATAAAAATGCGTTTTGGCGCCTTCCCTTCTTCTCTCAATCCACGGCACACCTTCACGGCCTTATCCACCCAATCGGAGGTGCGCAGGTAGTTCATCAGCTGGACAGCTTGCGCGCTTGGGATGTCAAAAGCCTCTGAGACATCGTAAAGGTCGAAGAAATCGCCATAGAGTAGACCCCACCCAGCGACCCGTAGAGCGTGATCCCTCAGTTTGCTTTCCATGCGCTTCCTTGAAGGATGAAAGATGTCAAGGCCTGTGGTTAGGCCAAAATTCTGTCGTGCGACTCGTCACACAAATTGCATATTAGCAAAAAATGGACTCGCTTCTCCCACAACCCTTACGTAACAAGAGGTTCGGGGTAATGAAGCCCCCGTTTTCGCAAGCAAAAAAAGTTATTTAAATTTTCCATGTTCGATCATCAGACTTGCATTTACTGGATCGGACGGATGAAAACCCACTCGCTGTGAGCAACCACTAACCTCTGTCCCTACACCCACAATTTATCCACAGCCAATGCGTTATCCACAGATTGCAATCCTATAACGACCTCACTATCTTGTATTTCGAATACACAAAGACACTACATATTGTGTCGTTACAGTAACAACCACGAGGAGTATCTCATGCGGAAACACGGAACAACATATAGACGTATCCCGGGCGCACCGCCGCCCATAACCCGGCAAACAAATGGGGGTCCCCATGCCACAACCGAAACGACCACCTGGTCACAACCTCAAATCAACCCAAAATGAAAAAACCACCTTACAGAAACTGATAAGGTGGTTCTTAACAAAACTCCACATGACCTTGAGGGAGGTTTTTGTGGGCACGTTCATCTCAATTGTGGTTGCGGTAGTACAGCCTTACTTACCGGATAGCTCTTGGGGTACCAGCCCAAATGCAATCAAAGTGCAATACTACCAGCTGTAACCAAGGGCCTTCGGGCCCTTTTTCTTTAACGCCTACGGCTATCCTATTAATAGCCATTGGTGTCGAGTTGCAGGTGAATCATGGCCAATGGATTCCACGACGTCAACTAGATTGTTGCACTCTCAGTGCTCTCCATAGCATCAAAAACACCAATAAAACATTTAATTCCAATCACTTAGAAATCACACCCCATCGCGTGTCATTCTTGCTATTCGCAAAGTGCAGCATATCAAGGTGTATGATAATCCCTCCTAAGTCGCTCGCATCTCCCTCACCTGCCGGCCCATAACTTTGGACAAGTCTGACGCTTGATGGATCACCTCATCAACGGCACGCTCTACAGCCTGCCGCATCTCCTGCCCGAACCGACGCGACACCAACTCAGCATCGGGTACTACACGTCCGGTACCGTGGCACTTTGGGCACTCATCACCGCGGCGTGGCCGCAATCCGGTTCCCCTGCAGTGAGGGCAGCGCCCTGACTGCATCATCTCGGCCACACAGTAGTCATTGGCCAGGGACGGGATCCCGTTCCGCTCATCCAGAAGGCGCTGGTACTCGTGATCATTCCCCGCTCGGTGAGCCCGCTTGGCCTTCTCCATCACCACGGCCGCTCGGCGGCGTTCCTTGTCATAGTGCGGGTGGGACAGCACCAGGCGCTCCAACTGCTCACGCAAAGGGCGCCGCAGTAGGATAACCATAGCCATGCCTCCGGCATCACTGCTGCCAAGAGCGGTGCAGAAGTGAGCCAGCAGCCCCTGAATCGCCTCCTCATCACTAAGGTGATCGGCCATCAGGAACTGGAGCCCCTGGGGGTTGTTCTTCGCAGCAACCTGCAGGGCGCCGATAAACTCGTCCCGGCCCAGAGTATTGAACTGCCTGCCGGCCGCGGGCTCGTGGAGCGCCCCTTTCGGCGAGAATAGGCGCAGAGCCATTTCGATAGAGTTGGTCATGGTTTGGTCCTCTGGTCTGGGTCCTGGTTGAAGGCGGCGAGCAGCCAGGCGCGCAGCTGGCCGGATTTGATGTGCTCGGGTGTAGCTTCGATGACAGTCCACCCCAGCAGGGCGGCCTCGTTCATCTTGGCCCGGTCCTCTACGAACCCCCTCCCCCGGGTGTGCCGGCCGCCGGAGTGGATCCCGCCGTGGACCTCAAGGGCGATCATTCGGGTGGGCCAGGCGAAGTCGAAGCGCCACTTGCGCTTGGGGTGAAACAGCTGTTCGGTGGCGGGGTCAGGGAGACCGACCAGCTGGGTCAGCACCTTGTCGTGCAGGGTTGTGACTTGTTGGGCCTTGCGCACCTGGTTGGCTGCGCTCCTGACTTTGGGGCTGTTACCTAATAGCCGGGACGCATCGAGGGCGGAAAGGTGGATCATGCCGCCCTCCCGATGGTGTTCTTGCGCAGCTCGGCCACTTCTCTGGCTACCTGCTCCAGCAGGACCTCCTCGCTGCCGTGCTCAACCTGCCAGCTCCTGGGGGCGGCGTGGAAGCCGGTGGGGTAGCAAGCCCTATGATGGCGAGGACAAAGGGGTAGAACCTGAGTGTGACCCGAACGCTGCGCCATCCCGGCGCCAGAGCGCACATGGTGAATTTCCGCGAGGCTCGGCCCCAGGCCAGCATTGCGACATGCAACACAACCCAGGGAGGCGACGTCGGATAGATGCTGCTTATCAGCCTTGGTCTTGCTCATGCAGCCCTCCCGTAGGCGGCTACCCAGTCGAAGCCTCGGCGGGATTCATCCCCGAACTTCACGCCCTGCTCAGCGCCAAAAGCCTGGGCGAGCTCGATGAGCTCTCGCATCTCGCGCACGGTCATCTTGGAGGTGGACTTGCCCAGCACTACGAAGCCATTCCCGTCGATATTCGGCACAACGTCCTGCTGGTACAGCGCTGCGCTGAGAACATGCTTCCAGTCCTCCTTGGCGAGCTTGCGGCCGTGCCAGACCACCTGCTCGGCGATGTCGGTGAGGCATGCCCAGAGCATTGAGTTCTGGGCCAGGGAGCGGGTCATCTCTTTGATTTCGATGACCAGCGGCTTGTCCTGGTCAACCGGCAGGTCAGCGACCAACTGGCAAGCACGGGACCGGATTTCAGGGCTGCGGAGGAAATACTTGGGGTAGGAGTTCATGCCGCATCTGTCCCTGTCAGTTCGAGGGAAAGCTGGGATCTGGCTTCGAGCTTGGCTTGTTCTAGGCACAGTGCCCGCTTCTCGATACGCCGCCGGGCCAAGCCCTGCCCATGGAAAGTACCATTGGAAACGGAGACTGCTTCACGCTTGGTGAAGTCGTGCAGGAGCTGCTGCAGTTCCTGCTTATCGTAAAGCTGCCCTATGGCCCAGTTGAAGGCCAGGATGTAGAGCTCTTTTAGTTGGGCAGCTTTCTTACCGGTGAAGCCCATCACGAGGAAGACCATTCCATCTTTGGTGATGTTGTAATACTTTAGCGGCTTACCATTCTGTAACTCACTGTTTTCAAAGCAAACCTCAAAATTGAGTTTTGCAAATTCCTTACTGCACTCTAGCTTTTCAATTGCAGCCAGCACGTTGTCATGGCGCTTCCCAAACAGCTCGGCGACTTGGCGAGAAGTCGTGAACACTTCCCCTTCCTGGGCACTCACCAGTTTCTTGAACAGCTCAATCTGCTCGGGAGTGTACTGAGGGACGATAGGCTTGATACTGCGGATACTGCCGCAGTCGCGAGGGCGTGCCGTAGATAGATCTCGGGTATGTGCTCTGGTCATGGTCTGGGTCCTTTGGTTACTCAAAACCGGGTGGTCTAGGTCCGGCATTGGCAATGGTACCCACTGTTGAGAATTTCTGTCACGCACCACAACCTCACTGATTGTGAGAGCCTCCTTTTTTAATATTATTTTTGGGGAAAGGAAAATAATCTCTAAACAAACAGGGCCAATCGAGATATTATTTCCCTATAGCAACCAAAGAGAAGCACAGCTCATCTATTTCATTCCCTAGAGTACCGTAGATGACAGCTCTCACTTTACACAGAAAGGAGGTTATTTTGAGCCCAAATGAACAATACTATTTAGATCTGCTTACCGACGTTCGAGCCCTACTTAGTAGTCATGAACATGACGATAGAAAATTAAGACAACAGTTAGAATGCCTACTTAATAGAAAAGGTCCTGATGACACGCAACCTTTCGCAAAGAATAAACAGCCTGTCGATTGGTCATAAGCTAAATAGATTTAAACCCAAAGGCAGCGGCTAATATCGCTGCCTTGAAAATCACTCAACCAAATTTAATGAAAAGGAGTCCAGCAATGGATGAAATAGTAATGAATTTAAAAAGTCCGGCCTGGTGGTTCACTGGAATATTTTTTGTTGCACTATTTAAGCTTCTACCCGTATTAACATCCCCTCTAAAAGGCCGGACAAAAATGTTCTTCAGAGGATTACGATTAAAACATGCAAAATTCATCAGAGCTAACAGGCATAATTTAGCTGCTGTAAATTACCAGTCAATAAAATCACAATCATACTTTGTAGTGTACATGCTTATCTGTGCGTTTTATTTCACATGGTATGTAGCTGGCCCGCTCATCCAAATAAAAAGAGAGAGCACTATTCTCTTTTTAATTTGCTTAATACCTATGCTTGTCTTTCAAATTATGTGGATGAATCAGAATGACAATGCAAAAATACTCGTAGCTGAATACAATAAGGTTCGCACGAAGAAGCTTTAAGATACTGACCAAGATAGTATCGTCTAAAGAGGATTTACCGTGGCATTCTGGTGGGTAAACCATAAGCAAACGTACAGCGTAGAAATCGAGGGCGGCTACATCTGGTCGCCTATGTCGAACCGCAACGGCTCGAAGAATCAGACCTATATCAACCTCACGCTGACCCGGCCGGGTGACGTTGTTATCTCCTACGCCGGCGGGCTTATCAAGGCCATTGGCCTGGTGAAGGAATCCTTCAATGAAGCCCAAAAGCCAACCGAATACGAGAAAGCCGGCGAGGCCTGGTCAAATATTGGCTGGGAAGTCCTCATCGACTGGGAGCAGCTGGAGAAGCCAATCCGCCCGAAGGACCACCTGGAATTGATAGCGCCCCTGCTTCCCGAGAAGAACTCGCCCTTGCAGGCCAGCGGGAACGGGAACCAGGGATGTTACCTTGCCGGCATCAGCAACGAGCTGGGCAACCTGCTGCTCTCACTGGCTAACCGCGTGAACCCTAACTTTGCCGATGAAATCGAGCAGCACCAGGCTGAATTGGAAGGCGATGCCATCGAAGCGGCCATCAAGGCCTCAACCCTGGAAGTCACAGAGAAGCTGCAACTCTCCAAAGCTCGCATCGGCCAGGGCAACTTCCGCAGGGACCTGGAGAGGATTGAGCCTGCTTGCCGGGTCACCGGCGTCACCAACAAGCCCCTGCTGATTGCCAGCCACATCAAGCCCTGGTCTAAGTGCGAGAACAACGCTGAGCGCCTTGATGGCCACAACGGCTTACTGCTCTCCCCTCACATCGACAAGCTATTCGACCGTGGCTGGATTACCTTCACTGACTCTGGCGATCTACTGTGCGCAGAGCCCAGCATCGAGCGGGCTCTGCAACAGTGGGGCATTAGCCTGCCCAAGAACGTCGGCCCCTTTGATCGCAAGCAAGTCATTTACCTCGCCTATCATCGCGAAGTGATATTCATGGGATGATACCGCAGACAACTCTCGCACCACCGCCACCTAGGGGGGCAGGATGATCGGAGTGGTTATCACCGCCAGCATGGACCATCAAGGCCTTACCACTCAGCTCCGCCAGGGTAAGGCGCGGTGCCAGCACCGGTTGGACAGCTTTACCTGCATCATCGACGTAGAGAGGTGGTAAATCCCCCTTGTGGGCATCATCTTGCCAGGGGGCACCATGGCGCCCGGTTTGTTGGGGGTCATAGTGACCACCGGCCGCGCCCCCCGCAACGCTTTGCCCATCCTTCATACTGCTGTCGCAGCTCCCGTTGGCGTGCACATGGAATCCGTGCAGACCAGCAGGTAAAGAGGACAGCTCCGGAGTAAAGACTGCTCCATAAGGACTTTCACTCAACTCGACATGCCCAACAACAGCCCCACTGGCCAGATCCTTCATCGTCACTGTAGCTGCAGTGGCATTGACGCTTGTTACCAGTACTGCTGCAAGCATCACTTTACTCAATCGGTTATTCATCTTTCTTCTCCTTACTTTATTGCATCGAGGGTGAGTTCCCCTCGGTGGAATTACCTTTCCCTGCACCTGTGGCCAGAGCGCGAAACCGCTCGCCCTGCCCGAAACGCTCGGCAAACTGAGCTGCCGTCATGGTGTTTTTGTCGGTAACAGGCTCATCGGGTCGACGATTGCTGTTCATGTCACAGTCGATAGCATAAAGGGTTTTAGCAATGCGCCATTCACCCTTGATAACCGCGCCCATCAAAGCAGTATGACCCCGCTTGTCACGCAAACAGGCATCGGCACCGGCTTTGAGTAGGGAGTGAACAGCTTCGGATTGCCCCTGATAAGCGGCAACCATCAGTGCCGTGTAGCTCTGCACGTTACGCTCATCAATCGGGAAGCCAGCGTTAATAAATTCATTCAGTACACTCACCTCTCCGCTACGAGCAGCTGCAAAGAAATAGTCTTGCAAGCTGACTTGCGGCAATTGCTCCGCCTCTGTCGGCTCGCTACCCCAGGCGGGTTCAGACAACCCCATCAGCGAAACAAGCAGACTCAGCAGCAAACGGCTAGGTACCATCCTGCACTCCTCCAACATATTGCCTGCAAGGCCCGGTTCATGATTGCAGGCAGGAACAAGTGGGCCCTGCAGGACTTACCGAGTTACCCCCGCCGCCTGCCTGGCGGGGGCAAAATTACAGTTTGGTCGCGAGCTGTTTGACCCGTTGCTCATCCCCCTTAACGGCGCGAGTCAGGGCCATACCATACTCACTGTCTGCTTTGTAAAAGTGCGCGAGCATCTTGTGCTTCACTGCACTGTCACGCACAGCACCCAGATCGGCAGCCAAGTTGCGCACGAGATTGGTCTTTCCTTTGGCATCGAGAGAGCGATAGAAATTGCCGGCTTGGCTGAAGTTATCGGTCTTCTCGATCTGCTTCTGCTGAACAGTCCCTTCTAACGCAGTCGTGACTGCACGAGCCTCTGCCGCCATGGTTTTAGGTGCCTGGCTGCTCGGTTCGTAGTTCACGTTGCTGATTGTCTTGCCGATGTTCATGGCACCGTCCTGGTTGTTACTCACAACCGGAACCAGTGAGCGGTTGATAGGCAACTGCTGATGGTTCGCTCCGAGGCGATAGAACTGGGTATCGCTGTAGGCGAACAGACGCCCCTGCAGCAGACGATCTTCAGAAGGTTCGATACCCGATACCAGGTTGGCCGGAGCAAAGGCCGACTGTTCGGTTTCCTGGAAGAAGTTGTCAGGCATTCGATTGAGGGTCATGGTCCCAATCTTCTGCTCAGGAACGCCCTCCCACACCTTGGTTGCATCCAACGGGTTGTAGCTAAAGTCGTTGAGCTGAGAGGGCTTTAACACCTGAATGGCTAGATCCCATTTCGGGTAGTCGCCGGCCTTGATGGCACTGTACAGATCCCGGGTCAGATGGTTGAAATCCTGACCCTGCACCTTAGCGACCTGATCTAGATCCAGACTGCTCACCCCCTGCCGACTGCGCCAGTTGAATTTGACGTAATGCACATCGCCCTTGGCGTTGACGAACTTGTAGGCATGCACGCCGAAGCCATCCATTTTGCGATAGCTGGCTGGGGTACCGAGGTCGGAGTAGACCTGAGTCAGCATATGGGTAGAGGCCGGATCCTGGCTCATGAAGTCAAACACACGGTTCGGATCTTGAATATTGTCGACCGGTGACGGCTTGAGAGAGTGGACCATATCGGGAAACTTGATAGCGTCCCGGATGAAGAACACCGGTAGGTTATTGCCTACCAAATCCCAGTTGCCCTGGTCGGTATAAAACTTGGTAGCAAAGCCCCGCGGGTCCCGGAGGGTCTCTGGGCTGTGTTGACCATGAATAACAGTGGAGAAGCGGACAAAAACAGGTGTTTTCTTGTTTACGGCTGAGAATAAGCTGGCAGAAGTGAGCTCTGGAATAGCCTGGGTCACTTCGAACTCGCCATGGGCGCCAGTACCACGAGCATGAACAACCCGCTCGGGGATCCGCTCCCTGGCAAAACGCTGCAATTTCTGGATGAGATGCACATCCTGCAGCAAGACAGAGCCATTCGCACCGGCGGTAGTTGAATGCTGATTATCACCTACAGGCGCACCGTTATCGCGGGTGAGGACATCAGCTTGAACGTGTAATGCGAGGCCCGACATAAGAGCTATTGTCAATTTTGTCATTGTTTTCATTTCTTCCCTTATTTTTTCTAGATTTATCCCTGCCTGCACCTCCTAGACTAAGCCATTGTTTAATTCTAAAAAAACGATTAAAAACGATTAAAACGTTCTGTTTTTGCGATTGAATTGAAATGTAGCTGGAATGAGTAAAGGATTGCGTCACCAACAAGGCTCTGTTGATTGCCAGCTATATCGAGCCTTGGCGCGAGAAAAGCGTCCGGATGGGAACAACTACCTGAAGCTCTTACCCCCAAAAAATCTGTGATCCCCTCTCAAACCCCCCTTCTTTTCGCTCAACAACCAGCACCGTTTGAGATACGATTTCCGCACGGTGCCCAAGCTCCATGCAGGCCTACCCATGACAAGAAACTGTCATCTGATCACAGGTCAAAAGCAGCATCTAGGGGCTGTAACCTAGGGGCGGTAGCTAAGCATCAGTATTCAATTCAATATGGTCAATGCTTGATTATTACTGATAACACACTTTATATATGGGGGTTACATGCAAAGTAATGTGGCTATTCCTTTCTGGTCCATAGATGCATATCTATACTTTATAATGCCTGGCACATCGATTAAAAATTGGTCCTCTGAGCTAATGTCTAGAGTTTCTTCATTTGTTGATGCATATGTTCTCTTCGAGAAAATATCGATACCAGAGCGATATGAGAAATATAACGAATTAAAATGGCTAGACCCCGACGGGAGCATATTTAATTTTGTCAGGTCTGAATCACTTCATCATTCTGATGAACTAACTAAAGGTTTAACGATAGATATATCGTTAAATTCCCCATCTCTAGAGTCTCTTTATAAGGATAATTTCAAGTGGTATGTTCAGCACTCTGGGCATTCTAGCAAAGAAGACTACGAAGAAATATCTAGAGATGGTGGAATAACGATGACCCATCTTCGATTATGGCAGTTTGGGCTTGTAAATGAGATTGCGGACAATACGAACTCATCTATAATACTTCCACTCTCACTTCAAGATCTTGATAGTAATTCTAATAATAGAAAACTCCCATTTCATGTAAATAAACTATCTGAGCTTGACTCACACTTCCAAAACATAGTAAAGACAGTAACGGCTACTTCAGGAGACGAGTTCACTGACTACATAGAAAATTGCCCCCCATTTTTATCTCTATTGATAGACCAATCTACGTCAGCTGAACACTCCATTCAAACATTGATGCAATTAAGGCATGATTATTCCTCCTTGCGACATCTAAACCTACGATATCAAACAGATATAAAAAAAGAAAAATCAATTCGTGGCAAAAAAACAATTATCGATGAGTGGAATACCTCTTGGGAGAGTATGCTTAAAGGCGATTTTAAAAAGCCACAGTTATTAAAGAAGAAGATATCAAACTCCGATGTATCAAAAGCCATAATTAAGCCCTCATCAGTAGGTATTTCAACAATAATTCAGTCTTACTTGGATTATAGAGATCAGAATAAAGCATTCTCAAGATTTAAAATTTACAGTGAGCTATATAAGGAAATCGATGGAATTTCTTGCTCACAAAGCAACCTAAAGAATAAATTCAATGTAGTCCTCATACATAAATTATAACTATCAATCTGGTCAGTAATATTTCCCATATGGAGAGATGCATATATTAAGGAGTTTTAATATGAGCGAGTCTGCAATCAATATATTGGTTTTTCTCTTGGGTTCTGTTGGAATAGTCATAGCAGTGTTCTACTACAATTCTCGACCCGATCTACATAACTGCCATTCATGTGGAAAATACCTCACGATAAAAGCACAGCGATACTGGTATAAAGTTAACGGGAAAAATGTCCCATTCTGCGCCAAATGCAATCGAAAAAAATAACAGAGTACAAATATATGCCAAAGTCATTAATTGAAAATGCAAAGTACGCATCATGGAAAGAAAGTCATACGTTTGATAACTGTAAGCTAAATCGAAAAGATTATGGCCAGTTTCTTGCTAACTATCTAATAGGAGAGAAAGATGGCTTCGTATTGAATTTGAATGGCTCTTGGGGGACTGGCAAGACTGAGTTCTTGAAACGCTTCTATGTAGAGTTAATGGACCGTGGTCACCCAACTATTTATATTGATGCTTGGGAAAGTGATTTCACACAAGAGCCACTAACCGTTGTTGCAAGCGAATTGCTTAACCAACTTGAACGACTAATGGATGGCACCATATCAGGCGGCGTAATTACCGAGGTTAAAGGAGCTCTAGGGAAGGCTCTCAAGGGCACATTGGTCGGATTGGTCGGTATTGCATCTGCTAAATTACTTAATGATTCAGCTATAGGAATGGAAGCGGTCAATAAGCTTTTAGATGAAGCACCTCAAAATATAACTAAACAGTTAGCCGAAGATTACCAAAACCAAATCGAGGCCATCATCAAAACGAGAGATGCATTAGGTAATCTTGCTGAGTCACTTCAGACTGTAAATGGTTCAGAATTGCCTGTAATGGTTCTCATCGATGAGTTAGATCGCTGCCGCCCAACATATGCAATTGAAATGCTAGAGGTAATAAAACATTTCTTTTCCATTAAAGGTTTTGTCTTTGTAATAGCCACAGATACAGATCAACTTTGCCATTCCATCAAATCTGTTTATGGTGATGGATTTGAATCCCTGCAGTATTTAAAACGATTCTTCAATCGAAGAGCAGGTTTACCAGAAACGAATATTGAAAGTTACATAAAATCCAAAGAATACGACTGGGAGCTATACTCAGATCTTTATTTATTCCCCAGTATAAAGGATAGTGAAACTCAAATAGATATTATAGAAAACAATATTTTTATTTTATCAAAAGCCTACAACCTTAAAATAAGAGACATCGATCAAATGATCGATAAGGTTCACTCTTGTTTACGCTCTGCCATAGCTATACAAAACACAACCAAGAACAAGCAAATTATAAATATTGCAGCCTTGATCATTGGATTAATAGAGCAAGACTTCCATCTCCCATCATTTACTAAGCGCCATAACTATCAAGATGATTTTACCGTACCAAATGACATTTTTGGTATATCACATGACTTCCACATTGATAAATACATTGAGCTATGTATGGGGTCTACCACTTTTAAGAAAGTAAAAATTAATGAGCATAACGATTCAGACCATGAATATAGAGTTCCAGGTGCAGCCTACTACCGAGATTATCTAAGTGATAACCTTAGCATTGAATTACGAGGATTTACACATAGTCTATCAAACCACGCTCAAGTTCAGAACCGCGACGGAATAAAATATTGGTTGTGGTCTGATATGAAAAAATGCATAGAACTGGCAGGAAATATCGACTAATCCAGGGCTTTGCAGTTCGGTTTGTTTCTTTACACCGGCCCTCCTCTCCTAAACAGCGCCTTGAGGCTTGCAACCCCACGTTGCCCCGTCTCCTGGTAGAACTCTGGGCTGTGCTGTATTTGGTCCCTCGTCGGCAGCCCCTTGAGTACCTCCGCACCCAAATCCTCCCCAGCCACAACCCTCCGTAGCAACTGGGCATACGCCTGCTCGAACACCGGCCGGTAGGCATCCAGGCTCAGTGTTTGCCGCTCCCAGCTCGTGGCCTTGGCCGCGAGCTCAACGGCCGGGTGGGTATACCGACGGGTGCGTACCTCAACCAGCGCGGTATCCAACGTCGGCAGCCCCAGCGATTCGGGGGTGACCTGGCACCACTGGATGAACTCGCCAGTTGAAGGGATCCACGGGTGGGGTTTGCTCCGGGCTACCCGCATTCCACGCTGCAGTTGTTCACGAGTAGTGCAGTCCGCATCCACCAGTGCGCGCGTCCATTCAGCCAGGGCACTGCGTTGCAGCTCCTCGGTTGGGTAGGCTCGTTGCCATGCGGGGAAGACCGCTTTGAGCTGCTCCAGCAGCCGTGACACGGTCTTGGTGTCATGCTCGGTCAGGGGCTGCAAGTGCTGGCGAACCGGCACCTCGACCACTGCACCGCTGGCGATATCGTTTAACACCACGCTTAACGATTTCATGCTCATCAGAATCCCTCCTGGAGTCGGCGGTTCAGCTCATCAGCGGTCATGGTCTGGGTCAAGTCGGTATGGCCACCCCGGGGGGCGTAACCAGCCAGGCCGTTCTGCCCTCCCCTGTCCTGGCACTTGGCAAGCCACGAGTTGATAAACCGGGTGATCCCCGTCTTGGTCTTGCGCTTGGTAGGGTTGGCCAGCAGCCAGCCGCACATGGCACGGAGCTCCTGAGCCACGTTCACCGCGGGATACAGCGACTGCATCTGGCTCGCAAACGCCTCGGTCACAGGATGCTGAGCCCCGGTGTTCAGAGTCAGCTCGATGGCAACAGGCTCGTCAGGGATTACAGGCAAACTCGAGGGGGGTTGAGAGGTAACTCGAGGTGAGCCACCAACCAACTCGATCACAGTCAGCGTGGAGTCCGCGACAGCGGGCTCAGCGCTAGTGTTTTGGTTCTTTGTCTTTCTTGTCTTTTGAATAGTGTCTTTTGTGTGTACCCGTTTTGGTGACACCCCTGTCACGGTTTTGGTGACACTTTTTGTCACCGCTTTGGTGACAGTGTCACTGTTTTGGTGACAGAGCGTATCCCATTCAGAAATGACCTTGTTGAGTCCAATTTCTCGGCCCTGCATCACCAGGACCCCCATGGTGATCAATTCATTTTTTGCCTTGTTCACTTTCTGGCGTGGCAGCCCCGTTAACTCACCCAGCTGACTATCACTGATCCGGTCACGAGACTTATTGAAGCCATATGTCTTCCTGGCTACTGCATGGGCTACCTTCGCCTGATTGCGTGTGAGGTCTGCGCCAATTAGCGCCTCATACAATTCGTTAGCAACACGGGTATACCCATCATCAAGGTCAGCCACACGAACCTCCTGTGGTGCGCTCTGAGGGCGTCGTTCTGGAAACTTCAACACGGTATTCATGCCACCACCTTCCCTTTCTTCTTATCCGCCCTCGCCTGCTGGCGCTGTTTCTTCTGGACCAGCTTGGCCATGCGCTTGGCGACCCGCAGACACTCCGAGAACACGGCCCCCTTCCGGAAACCCGATGTTTTCTCGTAGTGGCTAACTGCCTCTTTGCAGGCCAGGTGGGTAGCTTCGTCAGAATATCCGTCGGCAAGAAGGAGCTGGCGCACGTGGCGATCGATAAACTCTCTAGGATGCATGGCCCACCTCCTGCTCGGTGTAGGCACAGGTCGAGCACTCAAATGCGTGGTCATCGGTACCGGATCGCAGTTCACTGCCACATCGCGGGCAATGGTCGAGATCATGAGGCAATGAGTGGCCCCCATGGGCCATGGTTGAATTGGTCATTGGATGGGTCCTGGTTAAAAGCCCGGTGGTTAAGCGGACCTGGATAAATTAGGCGCTAGGCTGCTTCTCGGCGCGTGCCAGAGTGCGTGCCTCAAGCTCTTGAGCCAGGCGGACAGCTTGGCGGTCGGTGCCGGCGGCGTGGGCAGTCGAAATCAGCGGCTCATCGAGGGCCAGGGCCAGCTCATGCATGACCGATTTCAGGATGATGTTGTCCCGATCGCTGACATGCTGGGATGCCGGGCGCGGCGGGCGAAGTTGCGTGGTCATGTGGTTACCTCCCGAGGACGAAGTTGATGAGTTTTTGCAGCGGGCGCAGCGGGCGCTCCTCGTTGTAGGCGGCCTCGTCTTCCGGGCTGAACTGAAGCAAGCCGCGCTCGGGAAGGCCGGAGCCGTCCAGGATCTCCTCGACGGTCACTGGCGGATATCCCTGGTCGAGCAAGCTCCGATTGGCCCGTTTCACGGCCCTAGCCAGGATTTGCGGCTCATGTTGGGATATGGCCTTGAGCAGGATCAGCAGCGAGGTGCGGGCAAATGCGGTTTCGGTCATGCTCAGTTCTGCGCCCACTTCCTGCCACACCTGGCGCTGGCCCGGGGTGCCACGCACCTTCAGCGGTGACAGCGTGTCGAGTTTTTCATGATCGGGGAGCGATATTCTTCCCATGGAGTTGGTCCTCTGTGTTGGGTGGGAAAGCGGGCCGGTGGTTAGGCGGCCTGCTGTTGGTCTTCTTCGGAGGTGGAGTAGTCGTTGAAGCCAAAATCCAGTGCCCCATCGCTTGCCTTGACAAACCGGGCAGCAGCTTTCGGGGAGACGATTCCTCCGTTCTTTTTCTTCCAGTCGTTAAAGCAGACCCTGTTGTACCCAATGGCGCTTGCAGCCTTCGCCGCACTGCCAAAAAACTTGATCGGTTCTTCGATTCGCATGGTTGGTCCCCCTGTGTTTGCCAAGCAATCTCAGTAAGAACAAACTAACTATTCAACAAAAACAAATCTAACTAGTAGGGAGGCATAATGGGATATGTTTGTTGAATCTAACGAGGTAGTGGGATTGATGTCTTCCTTTAACGAAAGACTCCGGCAGTTGATGGATGAAAGTGGGCTCAAGCCAGCCGACTTGGCGAGAAAAACTGGCCTCTCAAAGCCAACGCTAAGCGCCATCCTCAACGGCACCACCACTGACCCCAGAATAAGCAGCGTGCTGAGCATAGCCAGGGTGGTGGGCTGCGACCCTATACAACTCTATGTGGGAAAGAGCAGTTCAGAGTTCGCTTCCAGCGCTGAAATATCGAGGGTACCGATCTGGGAGCTAGAGGATATTGCCGGGCAGCCTAGCGATGCTCTTCCGCTCATCGACACCGGGCGCCACCTGGTCGTGGAAGATGGTGGCCACCTATGCGCAGTGGTGGCTGGCAACGACGATTTGGCTGGAAGTGGCATTCGCAAGGGTGACTTCATCGTAATAGATATGGCCACAGAACAGCGCAAGTTGGCGCCGGAGGATATTGCCCTGGTTCTACACGGAGACAAGGCCTTATTGCTTAGAGCCAAGAGCGCATTGGATGGCATGAACCTCGTAGTGGACGATCCGCACTTTGGCTTCCTGAAGGCCAGCGAGGCAACCGTGCTCGGCAAAATGGTAGAACTCAGGCGGGCATAGTCCCACCCCCACTACTCATGCAGAAACCCGCCAGTTGGCGGGTTTTTTCTTATCTGCCCTTCAACAATCTGTGCGACACCCACTCACGAAGTTAAATATTTCTCACCACTCTATTGCATTGTTAGTTATTCCTTCCCATTATCGTTTCAGTAAGTTTTACCTAACTACCAAGTCAGGCGTGAGATAAAACGAACCAAGACCAAAAACACCACCCAGAGGACCAACTCATGAAAGTGAATGACCAAGTGCAGTACACCAACCCCCGAACCCGCGTCTCCGTGCCGGCCGTGATCACCGACATCACCGACCTCGGCAAACGCCGCGGAGGTGGTCTGTTCTACACCGTCAAGACCGAGGCGGGTAAGGAACACCGGGCTCGTGCTGCAAGCCTGCAGGCGGCTGTGTAACGAGTTGCTCCCGTCGAGTGCGGGAGCACTCAACCGCATGAGCATTGGTCCAGTGCTCAATCGGTTGAGACGAATCAACGACCACCAGCAACAGGACCCAGCCCCTAACCAGGGCATAAGAAAAGCGCCTGACCAGCGCGTAAGAACGACAAAGCCCGCACAAGGCGGGCTTCGAAGGACTGGGGTACCACCCCAATCAGATGTCACCAGGGGACCAACCCCAGCAACAGGACCCATCCAGCCAAAAGCTAGGAAGGGAGTTAACGAGGACCAACTCGTCAACAGGAGCAAATGTACCATGACCAAGCACATTTTTTCCAGGGCCGCAAAACGTGCCGACCAGGTGGTAGCCGCCATCACTGACCGCCTGAACGGCAACGCCGCTCGCCGCCGCAGCATCAAGCAACGCCTGCACTTGGCCATGATGGCCGCAGAGCAGCACCACATCGTTGCCGCACGCGCCGCCCAGAAGCGCACCGCCGGCATCACCAAGCACGGCACCCTTCTCCACTGGCGCGCCGAGTTCCACCGCAACGCCGTCTGACCCGGGTCTGGCGCTTCCCTTATAGCGCCGTAGCCAAAGCCTCTTTCTCAAGCACCGCAATGATGCTTTGGCTTCGCTCACGCCAAATTCGGCTGGGCTCGCTCTTTAACAACCTGGAACCGGCTCACAATCACGAATCCCGATGCCGGTAGGGATGCGCCGATACCCCGTTCAATCCGGAAGGCGGTGCGTGAACGTGAATGGTGGTCACTGGAAACAGTGGCCAGCCTGGAGCCCCTTGTATCAGGGGGTTGCAGGCTGACATCCGCCCCAAACAGATCCATAATACCCCTTCGAAACAAGGAGGGGTTATGAATCGAGTCGGGGGTGTAGTCAATGCGGCATTGATAGGATTGACATTATTGTTGATGCCATTAACGCAGGCTGAAGATAACAAGGTAGATATTAAAGAAGTAATCAAACTGGCCGAGCAGGGAGATGTTGGGTCTCAATATCTCCTTGGCATTGGTTATGAGTTAGGCTGGGCTGGATTGCCACAGGATGACAAAAAGGCATTCTCCTGGTATCGCAAGTCCGCAGAACAAGGGGATGCTGATGCTCAATATTCTATTGCTATGATGTATCTCAAAGGCAAAGGGATCACTCAGAACAACAAAAATGCGCTCACCTGGTTTATAAAGTCAGCAGAGCAAGGAAATGTATCTGCTCAAATCAATACAGGTGTGATCTATGGCAATGGTCTTGGTGTAACAAAAAACCATAAACAAGCCATAAAATGGTTCCTAAAGGCTGCAGAGCAAGGCAATTCAGAGGCGCAATTCAAAGTCGCCTACCACTATATGAATGGCCTGGGGGTTCTAAAAGACCATAAAAAAGCGTTTCATTGGCTCTTGAAATCAGCAGAGCAGGGCTTCGCAATTTCTCAGGGGGCTGTTGGCGGCTATTACGGGGATGGCATCGGCGTCCCTCAAGACCTCGTTAAAGCATACGCATGGTTTTCTGTTGCAACAGCTAATGGCGTAGAAGATTTCATGAGTTCTCGTGACAACACCGCGCAGCGCCTCACCCCAGATCAGCTTGCAAAAGGTCAAGAGCTTGCAGCCACCTACTTCGAGAAATACCAACCTCAGTAAACACCACACAGACCATCCGACAAAGCCCAGCAACTGCTGGGCTTTTTCGTTTCTACTACCACAGGACCCAGACCATGAAAAAGCGTACCGACCAAAGCAACCTGACCATCCCCCCGCTCAATGATGCTTGCCGCAAACGCCTGCGTCAGTTGCGTGAGCACCTCGGCCTGAGCCGGCCGAAGTTCGCCGACATGCTGGGCATCCCGCCCACCACGCTCAAGAACTACGAGCTGAACTACCGGGAAATCAGCGGCGGTACCCTGCTGTTGATCGCACAACACCCCGAGCTTTCGGCCCACTTCGCCTGGCTGACCACCGGCCAGGGTGAAGGACCCGTGACGCAAGGCTAAACCCGCAAGAGGAGCTCGCAATGCCACTTCAGACAGATAGAGACGAACCACTGCTTATCTTCCAGCTCACAAGTCGTGACGGGAGAGTCATCAACATCTACAGCGATGGCTTTATCGATGGCGATGGGGCTGCGGAGTTCAACTTCGTCAGGAACTACTTCACTCCTCGGTTCGATGCGATCAGGGGGCTACTAGTTCGGATGAAGGATCGAGGGATCCCCGATGACGAGCTTAAGCGAATTTTCGCGGGCTTTTGAGGGCATCTCGCAAGGCTCCGCCTTCAGCGCCAACGCTATAGGTTCGAACTCATCAGACAGAAAGTAAGTCACCTGCTTATGGTCATCACTGAGAACCGAAAACACCTTGTGCCCAACAGTGCCCTGAACAATTAACACACTGTCCCACTCAGTAATTCGTTTGTATTCAGCACTGCTTGTGCTGTCCGTAACCATCTTAAACCACGCCATAACCCCTCCAGCAAACGAAGCGTCAAATGATTCCAAATTAACGTTTCTTGCTGCTGATTACCACCAGGACCCAGACCATGAAGCCACTGACCGAGGCCCAGTTGATGGGCTTTCGCGACTCAATGCCGCTCCGCACCCAGCATCGCAACAGCGTGACCGTCGAGCCCGGTACCGAAGAACGCCGGGTTGCCCACCAACGCACAGCAACCCGCCGCGCCATCGAGGAGTATCACGAGGCGCGAGCCCTGCGGCTGGAAATGGAGAAGTAGCCATGACCAACGAAACAGCTCTTCTCGCCCTGCTGGAAAGTCGCGAGGCCGAGGCCAGCGCCAGGGCTGAGTGGATTGCCGAGTGGAGCGAAGAGAACCTGCCACTGCTGCTGACCGGCCAGCTCGATACCGATGCTGCCACCTTGCTCGCGGAAGTGAATGCCGAACGAGCGACCCAACTCAACCAGGCCATTTACCTGCTGATGGTGTCCGGCGACAAGGTGCCGCTCACCCTGCAAATACAGCAGGTACTGAACGCCGGGCTGCGTTCACTCGCCCAAGAGGCCTGGAGCAACCACCTTGCCACCCTGCACGACGCAATGAGCGACGAGCAGTGGGAGCGATATCAGTTCAACCACCAGAGGACCGCCGCATGAACGCACCAGCTAATACCCAGACAATGCTCCAGCAACACCAAACCTACTGCGAGAGGCTGCTGGCAGATATCGACCAATCAGCCCTGAGCCCCGATGAGCAGTGGCACCTGCGACGCCGGCTTGGTATTGGTGGCTCTGAGATCGGCACCATCCTTGGCCTGAACAAGTATCAGACACCGTTCGACCTTTGGCTGATAAAGACCGGCCGCAAAACCCCGGATGACTTATCCGACAAGCCCGCTATTCACTGGGGGCACAAGCTGGAAGCTGTAGTTGCCGACGAGTACGCCGAGCGTACCGGACAGCTGGTGACCATTGATGACACCCACTATCAGGCAGATATCGCCCCCTGGATGGTCGGTAACGTTGACCGAATGATCGGTGAGCACAAGGTACTGGAGTGCAAGACCGCCAGCGGGTTCGCCGCTAAGAAGGCTGGTTTCGGCCCCGGCAACGTCTACGACGAGCGCGGTAACCTCATCACCGCGTGCGATGAAGTGCCAGAAAGCTATCTGCTCCAGTGCCAACACTACATGCTGGTGACTGGGCGGCAAGAGTCAGACCTGGCCGTGCTTATCGACGGGCGCGACTACCGGATTTACACCATTCCGCGCAATGAGGATCTGATCGCCGCAATGATTGAAGCAGCAACCAACTTTTGGTTCGACTGCGTGATCGCCGACCTGCCGCCGGAGGGGACAGCTCAGCTTGAGGCTGTGGAACAAGATGCCGCAGCGGAAGTGGTTGAGGCTGACAGCGAGGTAATGTCGCTCATCATCGAGCGCAAGGAGCTCAGCGAAGCGATTGCCGAGCTGGAAAGCCAGAAGAAGGAGGTGGACGGCCAGATCCAGGGCTTTATGGGTTCGGCACAGGTGCTCTGTCGCAACGGCGCCACCATGGCCACTTGGAAGCCGGTCACCACCAATCGTTTTGACTCCACAGCCTTCAAAAAGGCAGACCCGGCAACTTACGCAGCATACACCAAGCCATCCACTTCCCGCACATTCCGGGTCAATTAAGGGGTAACCATGAACAACATTGCCAACATTACTCAAAACAAGGGCGGCTTCCTCATGGAGCCGCAGAACCTGCAAGAGGCCATGCAGCTGGCAGATATGCTGGCCAACTCCAACCTTGTGCCAAAGTCCTATCAGGGGAAAGCTGGGGATGTGCTGGTCGCCTGCCAGTGGGGCTCTGAAATTGGCCTGAAGCCTCTGCAAGCCCTGCAAAACATCGCTGTCATCAACAACGTGCCAGCGGTATGGGGTGACGCTCTAGTCGCTCTGGTGCGCGGCTCCGGCCTGTGCGAATACATCAAGCAGGACTGGGACGCTGCCACCAAAACCGCCATCTGCAGCGTCAAACGCCGTGGAGAACCGGAAGAGACCCGCACCTTCTCGGAAGAGGATGCGCGCCTCGCTGGCCACCTCAACAAGGACACCTACAAGAAGAACCTGCAGCGGATGCTCTCCATCCGGGCCCGTGCCTTCGCGCTGCGCGATGTGTTTGCCGACGTGCTCAAGGGTCTCAAGGTGGCCGAAGAGGTCGAAGATTACCCGGTGGAGAAAGAACTCAATTCTGCTCCGACCAGCGTCCCTGCAGCCAAACCAGCCAGCCGCACCAGCGCCGTGCTGGAGCGCATCAAGTCAGCCCATCAGACAGCTCTCACCGAGCAGCAGGAATCCCCGGCCGTTATTGACGCTGAACCTCAGTCAGACGGGGTAGACCACGCCAGCGCCTACGCCGACCACTGCGCCGCCATCGAGGGGGCTAGCGATACAGCAGAGTGGCAGCAGGCCTACTCCGACGCCTGGGCCTGGGCCAGCGAAACTGGCAACAAGGAGGTCGAGAAAAGCATCAAGCAGGTTGCCGGTGAGCGCAAGAAGCAGCTCGACGCCGGGAACAATCCACAGCAATAGCGCATCAGGCCCTTATACAGCGGGCCAGCTCACAACCTAAAAACCACCAACACACCGAGGTACCCCATGGCTGACTACCGCGGCTCCACCACACAGACCAACACCCGGGACATGACCCAGACCCCGCGCTATCTGTTCAGGGCGCTGGATCTGGAGTTCAACTTTGTCCTCGATGCCGCCGCCCTGCCTGAAACGGCGCTCTGCGAGAAGTACCTGACACCGGATATCGACGCCCTGAGCGTAGACTGGGGCGACTTTATCAGCCCGTCAGTGCGCTCGCCGTGGGCATGGCTGAACCCGCCCTACTCCGACATCGGGCCCTGGGTGGAGAAGGCCATCGAGCAGCAGGGGAGAGGCATCGGCACCGTCATGCTGGTCCCACAGGACACTAGCACAGAATGGTATCCCGGTGAGCGCGCCAGCGAGGTGCGGCACATCACTGGCTACCACGACGAAAACGGCAAGTGGCGCAACGGCCGGGTGAGCTTCATCAACAAAGAAACCGGCGAGGAAATGAAGGGAAATCCCAAGGGATCCATGCTCCTCATCTTCGCCCCAGGCTGGCGCGGCAACTGCCGGATCCACGATGTCAGCAAGATAACTTTGCTGCTGGCGGGTACAAAACCCATCAGCGCGGCCGCCTGATACCCCAGCCATGATTTTGGGTGACAAGTAATCACGGCCCTTCCTTCAACTCAACCAGCGCCCCATCCTCTAGGACAGGAGGGCCACGCCATGCAACAACTTCAACTGACTATCGACCAGGACAGCCTGCTACTCAGCGACCTGGTTCGTACCGTGCGCTCCCCCACCCTTTCCCGATCGGCCAAGCTCGCCGAGATCGGCCGCATCCTGGCGCACTTCGATCTGCCTATCGAAGCGCCCCGGGTTGCCGGCCAACTCTGGAGCGCCACCGACCTGGGCAAGGAGCTAGGGGTCAGTGCCCAGGCCATTGACCGGCTGGCCAACCAGCACAACCTGAAAACCACCGAGATGGGAGAGTACCGCCTTGACCAAGCAGCCCACTCGCACAAGCAAGTGCAGACCTTCTACTACAACCACCGTGGGCGTCACCGGCTCACAGAACTACTGCAAATGAGGACCAACGATGCAAGCACAAGACTTGTTGAAACAACTGGCAGAACACCTCGATTACGGACAACGAATGGGTGATGAACTAAACCGATTGAAGGACGAGCTCGACCAAATCAAACACGAGCTATCGGAACTCAAGCAAGGTGGGACTGACGAGGGATGGATGGCACTAAAGCAAGCAGCAACAAGGATCGGGCTCTCAACCGATGCTTTGGCTCAGCGGTTCCGCAGAGGGCTCTACCCGGAGGGTGTGGTTTGGCGCAAAGAAGGCAACCCTGACAATCCAAAGTGCCGGTATCTCGTACACCTGGCATCCCTCCGAAAACACATGAGCACCCAGGTAAACTAATCTATGGTGATATCTCAGAAAGTTAAAAAAATGCTGGACTCATCACCCGGCGTCCACATTCATGGTGGCCGGCTACGCCTGGCCTTCAAACTACCGGGCCAAAAAAACCTCTGCCGTAAATCTCTCGGTTTGCTTCCAACAGAGGCAAATATTCTCTATGCCTCGAACAAACTCGCAGCCATCAAGATCGACATCCAATGCGGGTTCTACAGCACCAACGAATCCGCATTTTGGGTCAAGCACTTTCCAGAATCAGTGCCGGCAACCGAACCCATCAAGCAGTTCACCCTCCAAGACTATTTTTCCATCTACCGTGATAGCCGACAGATGGATTTATCCTACTCATCACTGCAAAAGATAAGGAGTGCGGAAAGATTCGTGGCCGAGTCCCGTATTTTAAAAAATGACATCTCAACGATTACTCACCGAGATTTAGAGCGCCTTCGGAACGACGCCTTGCAGACAAGAAAAGTCGGCACAGTACAGGAATATTTCAGGGTCATACGTGCAGTTTTTGAAGAGGCGCTGAAAGATGAGGTGATCGACGAGTCGCCCTTCATGCGACTACGCCGTCTACGGCAAAGTGACGAAGCGCCCGAGCAGCGAGTTGAGCCATTCTCACGAGAGGAGCTTTCACGCCTGCTGGCCGTTACCAACATCGAGAACCACCGCTTGATGATCGAGTTCCTCTTCTGGACGGGGATGCGGCCGGGCGAGATGAAAGCCCTTGCTTGGGAAGACATCGACATGACTGAGGGCTTGATCAAGGTACGATACAACATCAATCGCCTGGGGCATCTCAAACCACCCAAAACGCTCGCGGGTTACAGAACTATCGAACTGTTGCCGTCGGCGATGGCAGTGCTAAAACGTCAGCGCGAGTTGACCTTCATGCTGCCGGCCAGAGCAGAAACCCTATACATGCGCCATAACAAACAACGAGAGGAAATGCGAAGGAGAGTATTTCTAGGAAGGGAGAATATGCCTTACGTAAGGCCTGAGCTATTTAGTGCCCCAGGGTACTGGGCAGGACTGCTAAGAAAAGCGCAGCTGACACATCGAGAACCGTATCAGCTGCGCCACAGCTATGCCTCATTACTCTTGATGGCGGGAGCACACCCAGCCTATCTGGCCAAGCAACTTGGACACAAAGACTGGGGGATGATCCGTACCATCTATGCCCAATGGGTCAGCAACGACAATCCGGATTACCGGAACGAGTTGGCGGAAAAACTGGGACAAGATGACCCATATACGACCCACAGGCAAAGCAAAAATGCATAA